CGTCGAAGACAAAGTTTGTTTTCATTATCGCGAATTCGTAGCCAGTCATGCCGCCGCCCGTTGTGCGACTGAATGCGCCGCTCGGCGCGGTCGCGTCTCCCTCCTGACACACAGGGTTGAGTGTGCCCGTGATGTTCGGTAAGCCCGCCTCAACATACGTACCGACTTCAGAAGTAGTCGTCGTGCCTTCCAAAAAGCGATGGTGCATATTTGGGAGCTTGAACGTCGTTTTTCCGTCACCAGTGCCCCACGTTGTTCCAATAGCCGCGAAAAGATCCGCGAATTGGGTGCGGGAAACGAGTGCGCCGTTGCAAGAAAGGTAGCCGTCGGGGATAGTCTTGCCTGCGAATTGGATGATGGTACCCGACGGGACAAGCGAAACGGGGACAAGCGAAAGATCATTCTCGCCCACCCTGCCCTTGTTGGCTTCATAGCTTGCAGTCGACGGGAAAACGTGGACCGCGCCGAGGGTAGTTTCGGTACTCATTTGATTACAACCTTATGCGTAATGGTTTTGCCGCCCGACTGGATGGCAATAAAGTAACTCTTGCCGTTGATGACGATGCAATACATGACAATCACCACCTTTTCAGTTTGACGCCGCCCATGGTGTCGGGCTTGCCCGTTACGTTCGCCCAGGCGACGGCGTTGGCCGTGTCCGCAACCTTTGCGCTAGCGGCCTTTCCTGTCTTGTCGAGCTTGGCGGAAAGAGCGGTCGAGAGGCCCGAAATTTGACCTTGCGTGTGAGTATGATTTACCTTCGCCTTGCCCGCGAGAGAAGCCGTCAGAGACTTCACATCGGCGGCAACGGACAAGAATGCATTTTGCAGTCGGTCGACAAGGTTTTTCGGGTTCTCGATCATCTCTTTCGCTCCTAGCCTTTTTTTTGGATTAAGCCTTGGCGGCAGCGTAGATCGCGGCGAAATCCACCGTCGTATCGCCCACGGCGGTCTTGAGCGCATCAACGGCGGACTGAGCCTTGACAGCCTTGCCGTCTGCCGTGGTGGCCTTGCCGCCAGCCGTAGCCGCCGCAGCAGAAGCGGCGGCGGCATCGGTTACGCCCTTGTCAGCCTTCGTCTTCACTTCGTTGACTGCAGAGACAAGGTTCGTCTTGGCGGAGGTCGTCAGATTGCCGAGCGTGCCAACGGATTCTGCGGAAGCTCCGCCGATGTTCTTGAGTGCCTGCGACTTCTGTTCAGCAGAAAGGACCTGATCCTGATCGAATCGAACGTGATTGCCCGCAATCTGCTGCAGCGCGGCAATGGCGTCCTTGTTCGTGTTGATGAGGTCGGCCAGTTCCTTCAGAGTGTCGAAAGCATCGCCCGCACCGCCCAGAAGAGCGTCCTTGACGGCATTCGTCTTGGTGAGGATTTCGGATGCAACCTTCTGAGCGGACCAAGCATGCGTCGCATCGGAGGCTTCATCATCAATGATGGACTTAACGTCAATCGCCTTTACGGCGGCATTGACTTCGTTGATGGCGGCAACGAGAGAGGTCTTCTGACTGGTCGTCAGAGTCGTGAGCGTGCCGTCCTGTGCGAGAAGAGTATTGATGTCCGCACCAACGGCCTGAAAAGCCAGCTTGAGGCGGGTGGAAAGATCGGATTCAGCCATTTTGAATCGTTCTCCTAGGTGATTGTGTTTTATGCGTTTTTCGCGTTTTCGTAGATAGCGAGGAAGTCCGTGCCGTCATCGGCAATCGCGCCGATATTCGCGCGCACCTGCGCTTTCTGCTCTGCTGTGAGCGTCTGCAGACTGCACCGCACAGCGTCGGTCGGGACCTCGGAAAGAAGGGCGAGCGCGTGGCCGCCCTTGGTTTTTCCGTCCATTACGTGAATTCGGTTATCAGTCGTATTCACCACTGCTACACCGGATTCACCCGAGACGCCCTGCAGCCAGTCCGCGCCGCCGTTGTAAAGCGTGCGGACTAGTGCCATAAGGACGCCTCTTTAAATGAACGTGCCGAGATCGAACGAATCGGCGAGGTCCGTGACTTCAACTCGGTTCTTCTTCGCAAGGCCGCCGAGAGCGGCAATGGCCTGTTCATTGGCCGTCGCCTTTTCCGTGGCCGTGTTGGCCGTGTTCTGCGCGGCGGCGGCAGCCGTAGCAGCGTCGCCCGCCTTCTTGTCCGCGGCAGCAACGTCGGTCTTGAGCTGTGCAATGTCGGCCTTAGCCTGCGTCATATCAGACTGCAGCGTGCCGATGGAGTTGTTGATCGTGACAATGTCGGAAACGGCCTTTTCGGCGGTCTGCTTGACGGTTTCGAGCGTACTGCCCTGCTCCGTCACGACGACGGCATCAGCTGCGCCGATGTTGTCGCGGGCCATCTTCTTCTGCTCGGTCTCAAGGGACTGAGCTTCGTTGAACTTGACGTGGCCATTTGCGACGGTCTTGAGGGCTTCAAGGGCATCCGCATCCTTCTTAAGAGCGTCGGCGACTTCCTTGAGGGTGTCCATCTCAGAGCCAACACCGCCGAGAAGATCATCCTTAACCGCCTGCTTGGCGGCGGCGATCTGAGATTCGACCTTTTCGGACGAATAGGCCTTCGTGCTGGAGGCCTGCGTATCGTCGATCTCAGTCTTCTTTGCGACTTCGCCCTGAAGGGTGGTGATGTTGCCTTCGTTGGCGGAGGCCTTCGTTTCGACTGCCTGCACGCGTTCGGTGAGAATCGTCAGGCCGTCACTGCCGGAATTGAGTTCGTTGAGCACCGCGTCGAGGCGCTTGTCCTTACCTGCGACGTAGATGTCCTTTGCGTTGACGAGGGCAAACTTACCGCCGTTCTTCGGGGTAAGACCGGAAACGAGTTCAATAGTGAATTTTTCAGCCATTTTTCAAATCCTCCCTTTAGGCCACAACCACAGTCGTATTGCCGAGGGAGGCATTGGACGAGCGCCAAACCACATAGCTTTCCGTGTAACCGGACTTATTGGTGTAATCGAACGTCTTGAGCAGCTCAAAACCGCCTTCAAAACCGCCGACCCTGAAGGACGGCGTGCCGAATCGGGCGGGGAATGAGTAGTAGATGTACTGGCCTTCAGCAGCGTTGACCGTGAAGGTCTTGCCCTTGCCGGACGCAAGCGCCTTCGTCAGAGACTGAATGAACTCATTCGTGACGCCGTCAGCGTCGACCGTGCCAACGCCCGTGTAAGCGCCGTTAAGGAAAGTGACGCCCGTCGTGCGCGTAGCGGTGGCGTTCTTTTCGTCCGTAGCCTTGAGCGTAAACGTCTTGTTCTGAGTCAGGTTAAGCTCGGACAGCGTCGTGGTCTTGAGCGAAACGTCGAGCTGTTGGTCGTCGAGCGTAAGCGTCTTGGGCGTCTTGTTGTAGTTCCAGTTGAGCGTGACGCTCGTGACGGTCGAGCCCATTTCGACCTGATTGACGTTGTTGCCGAAGGACGTGATTTCGATCTTCTGATAGAGAAGAGCGTCGAGCGCTTCGCCAACGTTGTTGTAGCCGTAGTTTGAGTACGTCACATCGGCGGCTTCAGGATCGGTAAGGTCCGACATAAGCGGGACAGCGAGGCCCCCCGGCGTCTTGCCGTCCTGCACGTGCAGGCGGTGCGTATCAGTATTGACGACAAGGACTCGATCCTTGCCCGTAAACGTGGCCAGATTGGCAGTCGAGATACCGATCTGCTGGATCTGGACGAGATTGTTTTCAGCCATTTTTTAGATGCTCCCTAAGTCAATGACTTTTTCAAGATTTTCCGCACTAACGGTATCAAGCCCTGCCAGCGCGCCAAGGTGCGGTTTTCCTGTCAGTTCGCTGTAGTCCGAAACGCCGCCGCCAACCTGTGCCAGCTGCGCCGTAATCGAAAAAGTGGTGTCCTCGATTTTCTTGACCTGATAGACGCGGCCCTTGGCGTCAATGACGCAATCACCCGCGCGGACCTTTTTGGACGGCGTGAGAATCGTCGTCGAGTACTGCCCTTCAGGCGAGAGCGTGAGATTCGTGAAGCGCGTGGTAAAGCCCTGCGCCTCAGACAATTCGACAAGGCTGCACGCGCCAATGTTTTCTCGCGCCTGCGCCTGTTGAAGCTCAGAAAGATCCTGAGGGATGTCGTATCGGACGGCATTGGTACTGCCGCCGCCCTCGCCTGCGGGACCCTGGGGACCCTGAAGGCCCGGCACATGAACAATCACGGGCGGGAGAGTGGTTTTTGTAGAGTCGCCACATCCGCAACTGCAACTCATCGGGTAACCTCCTGTTTGATGACAAAAGCACCTTCCATGAGACGCTTCACGCCGCCGCCCGGTTCAGTCACTTCCAAGTCGTAAACGTAGCGGCCCGCCTTAACGGCGGACGTAATGGCGCGCGGCCATTTGGCCTTGAGTACGTTCGATTCAAAGGAGAGGCGCGGAGCCTCGCCTTCCGTCGAAAGCTCATCAACGATGACGGTAGATGACGCGGTGCGGCGCACCTGCATATGCGCCTCGAACCCGTTGAAATTGACGGGACGGCGGGCATTGTCGTAGAACTCGAACGGGCAGACGTAATCACTGCCCTGATCTAAAACGATGTCGACTCTGTAGGCCATCAGGCGGCCTCCCAGATAATCATCTTGATAGTCGCCTTGGCGGCGGCGGTGTCAACGTAGGCTTTAGTCGCCGCCTCGCTGTTCTGTTCGGGTTCTCGCACCGTGCAGGGACCCTGAACAGTGAGATTGCCCGTAATCGTGCCGCCCGCCTGTTTCAGGTAACGGTCCGACGTATCTCGCTGGATCGCGTCGACTGCATCGTCGACGTACCTGCGCGTCGTCAGGTGCGTCGCTTCCGTTGGTTCAGAGGCAATGACATTGCCCCTCACCGTGAGCGCGCCCGAGAGCGTGCCGCCCTTGAGCGGAAGGTACTTGCCCTGCGCGTCCGCAGAGAGCGAGGAAAGCGCAGACTCGAGGTGCTTTTTCGTCACGACGTGCTGCGCCTGCGTCGGATCCTGCGCCGTCACATTGCCCTGCACCGTAAGCGCACCCGAGAGCGTACCGCCCGTGAGCGGCAAACACTGGTCGCCCGTGTCAAGGTCGCCAATCAGGTCCCATTCAGTGCCGTCGTAGACGAACTGATAGACGCGATTTGCCGCCAACATCGAGGCCTTGATGCTGGAGCCGCGATACTTGATGGCGCGTGCGCCCGTGCCGTTGACATTGAGCGACGGGCGGGAGGCGGAATTGGTGTGTTCAAATCGAACCGTAAACACCGAATTTTCTGCGAGCGTGAAGTTTTCGCAGTCGACGGTCTTTTCGGCCACGTCGCCAGCCGTCAGGCACTTCCCGACGGGGATGAAGCCCACGATTCGGGCGAAATTCGCGTCGATTTCCGCGTAAGTGTCGTTCCACAGTTCGGGAACGGCATCCGGTTCCGTGTCGGGGATTTTGGTAATAGCGGTATGGGGAAGCGTGTACGCCATAGTTAGAACCTCACAAGCATCGAACACTCATAGCGTTCGTCCGCTTCCTTGATCTTCGGGGCGAAATTTTTGACGGCGACGAGTTCACCGTCTGCGTCGAGCAGGCCCGCTTCAGAGAGAGCCATATCAACCATTTCGGCCTTTTCGATGACGCCCGTGCCAGTCACGGAAAGCGTGTCTTCCTGAGTGATGACGGAAAGCTCCTTACGCAGCCTCTCATCCTTGAGTGCCGTCTGCCCTTCTGCGGGCATGATGGGATTCCCGTCTGAATCGTGGCCGCCTACGCCGAAGGCCATGAACCTGATCGGCTTGAGCGTCCCCTTTCCTGCGAGGTGCGCTGCGATTTTCTCGCGAAACGCCGTGACGACGACGGCTTCGATAGCCATTGCCCAGCTCCTACAAAAATTAAAAATCGTTAGGGCAAATTTTCGGGCGCGGTGATTGCTCGAACCGCGCCCGTTTTCCTATCGCGTCACCGACATCTCGAAACGCGCGTGAATGCGAGGAGAGCAAGGGATCTTCCACGTGCCGTCGAGCTTGCGCCCCGGCTCCCCGATCTTCGGGATGCGCTTGTAAAGCACCTCGACATCCTTGTTCCAATCCGCCGAAACAAAAACCCTCTGAGTGCCGCCCAGCTTGGGATTGTCTTTCTGTCCCCTGCGACCGAGCTTCCACATTGCCTCGGGGCGGCGCGTGATGACGCGCGTGCCGTAATGGAGCCTGCCTACAGAATGCTTGTTAAGGTATAGGAAGTAATGCGCAGTAATGTCTACCTGCGCCTCGAACCGGAGCCAAAAACGGAACTGGGGCACAAGTCGCGCGGGCACGATGGACCTGAAGATGTTCGCCAGCGTGGTAATCGTTCTGTTTTCGACACTCAGGTCGAGAGCAATCTCTAGACGTGAGGTAAGCCAGTACTTTTCGGGGTCAGGGACCCATGCCGCGCCGCCATTCGTGATCTCAAGCGGGCTGTGCATATCGGTTGTGTACGGCTTGTCCTTCGCCTGCCACAACTGCGCTACTCTGCACTGATTCGGGTAGAGCAGTTGCAGGTAAGTACGCAGAAAGTGAAGCCCGCGACCGTTTACGTCTCGGGCCTGCCACGCGCGGTATAGGTAACGCGTGGCGTATTCCTCGCGATCGCCCTGCAAAATCGTCAAGCCGTCCGCATTGATGGCCTTGCGGACCGAGTCGAAAGAACCTAAGTGCGCGCAGCCTGACAGGATTACGTCGAAAGCACGTGTAGAAAGCGTGGAGCGGAAAACCTTGATGAAAAGGTCCCGCAGTTCAGCCTCTCGCTGGTCGACTGCGTAGCTCTGCGCCAGCGACGCTAGATGCGGCGGCTCTGCAGTCTTTGGAAAGTCGTAGTCCGCCATAGTTAGCCGCCCCAAGAGCTGGTAACGACGTTCGTCGTTTCAACGTCGACAGAAAGGGAATCTTCCGCCACGAAACGCCATTGCTCCGGGCGAACCACGTCCGCCGTCTTTCCACCGTCAATCACCACCTGCAGGTCGGCCTCGCCGTCGGAGAGCGCGGGAACGTTTTCTTTGATGAGCGCATAGATGTCGCGATAGAGCGGACGCTGCAGGCCTCGCCTGGAGGCGGCGGATTCCTTGCCGTACTTCGTCAGAATGCACTCACGGATTTTCGCCTCAACGTCTGTAGCGAGGTAGCTGGACGCAACGCTAGCCGTCACCTTGACGGTAATTTTGGAAATCACGGGCGTGAAGAAACGCACGCGATAGGAGTCATCGGCCTTCGCAATCGTCTTTCTGATCGCCTTTTGCGTCTCGGTCCAATCCTGCTCTGTAATTTCCTCAGGTTCCGTCACCTCGTCGCCACCCTTCGCCTCGATGGCCTTTTCCGACTCATCAAGGCAGGCGACAAACAAACAATTGACGTTGGCGACATTCACGCCGCGCACCTGCTCTTCCATGGACTCATTCCACACGGAAAGGAATTGCAGGTTAGGGAAGTTGGAGCGCACCAAAAAGCCGAATTCACCTAAGAAAACCGCGCCGCGTCGGTAGACGGCAGGATAGCGGGCAATGTCGTGAAGCACGGTCATTGAGATAGGATCTTCACCCGCCGAAACAAGGGCCTGCAGGCTCAACGAAACGCGGTTTTCGTTGACGTTCTGCGTGTACTCAAAGGCGAAAGGCGATTCAAGTTCAGTCGTAATGTCGCCGCCCGTGTAGAGTACCTTGAGCGTGATGAGCGTGCCGTTTTCAGGCTGGGTCCCAACCACGTTTTTACAGCCGAATCGGACAAAAACGCGCTGTCTGTCATCCGCTTCGACGTGGTAAATCCTTTCGCCCGGTTCCGTGTTCGTGTACTGGTCCCGATACTCGTACTCGCCAGTAGCGTCCGACACACGGATAGAGCAAAGATAGCTGCCGTCATCGGACTTCGGAACCTCAATCGGGTAGAAGGGAACGGTATCCGATACGGTATGAGATACCGTTTCTTCGGAAACTTGAGAGGCTTCAAAAGTAGCCGTCCCCTGCGCGGGAACCGTGGCGGCAGTCTCGACGCGCCAGCTCAGGCCGTTGGAGTCGAGCAGTACGCGCCCCGTTTCGATCCTCACGGCAAAGTCACCTTCATTCGTCGCTTTGATCTTGACGCGGCAGGCCTTTCCCTTCGGCACAATGCCGCGCATGGCCGCGTCGGCCAAAACGGTACAGTCGCGGGTCTTGTCGAACTGCTCGGTCTGGGCGGCTTCAATCTGCGCGGAAAGCATCGCCAGCATCGTCGCCATAGCGTCAGTCGCCTGTCGGACGCGCGGGTCATTGATTTGGTAAAGCGGCTCAATCGTCGGAAATTCCGAGAGCGCGTTTTCGATAGCAGTAGTGAAGTCGCTTTTAGTAAGCATTTTTGTTGATTTCCGAAACGTTCAGAACGGCATTACCCACACTGATGACAATTTGACGCTGGTCGGGCTGCGTGTCCACCGTGTAGAGATTCACGGTACCCGCAGGCATGGCATCGACGGCCATCACGTCCTGCCGGAGCTTGGCTAGAAAGGCGTCCGCCTGCGTACTGTCCTCCATAGGCTTTTGAAGCATGGCCTTGGCGTCCTGCCCGTAATCACTGCCCAGATATCCATTCACAGGCGTTTGAAGCCAGTGGCCAACCATGTCCTGAATGTCCTTAGGCTTGATTGTCGTCGTCATCATTCGTCCTTCAATTGTCTGCGGGCGGAGTGCTTAGCCCCGCCCGTCTTTTCCTTAGTCGGTCCCGCTGTAGCCGCCCGTTGCGACTAGTGCGATCGCTCGATCTCGCACATCCTGAGCCGTTTCACTCTGGACCTTTACGGTAACCGCCCCTTGTTTTTCGTTGCTTGCAATCGGCGATTTCACCTCAGGCGCGGGCGCGGGCGAAGGAATCGCGGGAGCTGCAGGCGTCGAAATTCGAGGCGTTTTCGAGACGGCTTGAGCCGCCGCATCTGGCACTGCCTTCGGCACGGCGGGAGACTCACCGCCAACGCCTTCACGGGTCTGCCTGTCGAGAAGTGCCGCGCGATTTCCTACGTAGGCACTGATGATGTCTACGCCCTTGACTTCTTCGGCTTTCTTGTCCGCCCCACGGCGCATGTACTCACGCAACTGGGCGTTTTCGTCCGCCTTCTTCCTGGCCTCGTAGGTCTTGAGCTTTTCGGCGTTCTCAATCGTCGGCCTATCGTCCTTCGGGGCGTCTTTGAGGCGTGCGGCACTCATGGCTACAGGCGAGGATTTGACCGCCTCTGTTTTTGCCGTCGCAAGGTTCCCCGAGAACAAGCCCTTTGCCTGCGCATCGGCGGCGGCCTTTTCCCTGTCGTACTCAGGCGCGGCGGGCTTTTCGGGGGCGGCAGAGAGTCCGAGATTCTTCGCCGTGGCGGCATTAGCGGCATTCTGTTCGCCCTTCTCAAGCCCTGCCAGTGCAAGCAGCTTGTCGCGTTCCGCAGAGGCGCGTTTAGCCGTGCCCGCGCGCACCTTTGCGCTGCTCGATGCGAAAAGTTGGTCGTTGTTGACTAGCTTGTAGTTTTGAACCGCCTCGATGATTTCGGCGTCCGACATGGATGCCGCGTCACGCCCGCCCAGGGCTTTCGCAACGATGCCCGCGCCGCCCTTGCCCTTGGTGGCATTACCCGCGCCGAACTGGACCGACGTGGACCAAAGCATATCCTGCACGGCCTTCCCGCGCCCGGACAGATCAATGCCCGCGCCCTTGAGACTCTCGGCCGCCTTGTCGTAATGCGTGCGCTTGATGTAGTCATGCTGTGCCTGAGCAAAGGCGGGGTCATTCTCTGCCAGTGCCTTCCACTGCTCATCGAATTCGCGTGAGCCTGCACGGGCGGTCAGTTTGTCCGCGTAGCCGCCATTCTTCACAAAATCCTGAAGCGTGCCTACTTTGCTGGAGAGCTGGTACGTACCGTAGGACTTCCCGCCGAAGTCGCCTATGCCGCTCGAAATCGCGCCCGCGCCGCGCCCGCCCGTCTCAAAGAGGGCGGACGTTTGTCCAAGCTGCCAGCCGTCCGCCGAAACGTGGGTAGTCGGTCCGCGCTTGCTTTCATACGTGCGCGAATAAGGATTTTCGGACTTAGATTCGGACTTCCCGAAAAGCTTTTGTGCCTTGTCGACGGCACTGGAGAACGCGCCCGAAACAGAGGCGGCCATATCGCTAACCGCGCCGCTAATGTCAACGCCCGTCTTTTCCTTGAGCCAGTCATTAAGCCCCGTCAGACTCTCCGAAAGGCCTTTCTTAGCCTTGTCGAAAAAGCCCGCGAGCGGTTCCATGACGGCATCCCACGACGCGCGCAGAGACTCTGTAAGCCCGCTCCACGCGTCACTGATGGACGTAGTGACACTGGTCCATGCCGCACTGATGGACGCCGTAACGCCTGCCCACGCGCCCTTGATTGCACCGGGGATGTCGGCTTCCCTCAGAGAGGTCACCCAGCCGCCAACGGTCTCGCCAACGATGTCGCCCGCCTTATCGCCGAACCACATACCCGCGATACCGCCCACGACGCCGCCGATGGCAGTGCCGATAGGACCCGCAAAGGAGCCTAGCAGCGCGCCCGCCTTCATGCCGCCGAAACCGCCCGCAATCGTGCCCGCCGCGCCGCCGATAGCCTTGCCCGTCTTTTGATCCTTTTCGGCACGCGTCAAATTGGCGTCACCTTCAGAGTCGAAGATCCCGAAAATCCCCGTCAAGCCTGCGAGGGCCGCGCCGATAATCGGAATGCGCTTGCCAAGCCCCATAAGGACAGGCGTCGCCTTGGCGAGTACGCCCGACATCCCGCCGAAAAGCCCGCCGCCATTGCCCTCGCCATTGCTCTGAATATCCTCGATCCCTTCAGTATTCGAGGCAATCGCCTTGAGCTGCTTTTTCTCTGCGGCGTTGAAGGCGGATTGATCCTTTTGAAATTTTCCGAGGCTCTTCCAAATCTTTCGGAGCCAGCCCTCGTCCTCGTTTTCGCCCCAGGCGTCCTTGAGGAAACCAAACCCGCGCGAAACAGGGGCGGCCACCTCATTGATGGCCTGCACAGTCGGGTCCGCGTCGCCTAAGCTTTCCGTGCCGTCGACTACGGCGTCCGCGATTTTCCCTGCCAGCAGGGCGGCGGAGCGTTCTTCGCGTCCCGCCTCACTGCCCGAGAAAAAGCCGCCGTCACCCTTGCCGCCCTTGCCGATAAAGCGTCCCTTGGCGTCACGCTTAGGCGTTTCCGATTCGGCCTGTGCCGCCTTCCTTGCGCGAGGCGTAGCGGGCTTAGCATTGCCCGTAGAAGGGTTTGTAACGCCCGTGGCGGCCTTTTCGGTGCGAACATTAGGTGCGGCAGCCCGCAGGCGAGGAGACGCGCCCCTTGCGCCTGCCGTGGGCTTATGCGAGTCGTGACTGTCTCGCACCTCTGCGGTCTTGCGGCTTGCGGACGTGCGGGGACCATTAGCCGCCGCCCGCGATTGGGGCTTAACCTGCGGAGCTGCCGCTGTTGTGTTGCCGTTACTGCCGTCAGGGCTTACGGGATGACGACGGGCCGCGCCTGTTGCGCTCCCGCCCCCTCTTTCTCCCTTCGGCCGCTTTTCGGCAGTCGGCGTAATCGGTTGTTTCGTATGCGTGCGTTCATTGCCGGGCGTGCGGGCTTCACGCTTTTCAAGTCCGCGCGCCGTCTGAACGCCCGCGCGCATGATCGCGCGCTCGACGCTCTTGACGCTCGCTTCAATCGTGTCGAGACTGTCGCGAATATCGTCTAGATCGCTGGACAGGGCCTTGTCATCAATGCGCGGCCCAGTGAGGAAACCGTCGGTATCGCTTGTGAGTTCCGCCATTGCTTAAGGCCTCATGAAAGTGTCGAGCTGCGTAAAAGTCATCTGCACTTCTTCCATCCCGTCATCAGAACGGGAAAGCGAACATTCGATGTTGTTCGGGCGGAAGTACCCCGAAACCTTGAAGGCGTTCCGCGCCGTGCCGTCGGTAATGGCAACATGGATGATGCGGATTTTGATCGCGTAGGTTGCAGGCTCCGCAATCGTCCCATCCGTCGCCGAAGCCGCGTGATGATGCGCGGCAAACCACTTTTTAATCGTGCCCTGGGCGTCATCGTATGCCGTAACGGACAGTTCCGACGGCTCATGTCCGCGCACGGCGTCGTAATTCGCGCCGCCGATCCTCACGGCCTCGCCCGTCATGATGCAGGGGCTGTAGGAAACCTCAGTCGCGAACAGGTTGAACAGTTGCGGCAAGTTTTGCTCGCCGTAGTTGAGATTGCTGGTTACCTCGATCATCCACAGGTTTTTGCGCGCGTAAACCTGTCCATGAACCTCATCAAAGATCTTCTTTGCTTCGGCAGGCGTGACGCCGCCCATGATGATCGAATGAGTCGACCAAAAGGTACCGGGCGTGCCGCCGAAACCGCGCCCGCCGAAATTGCGAATGGCGCGGTTAACCTTGCCGCGAAGCCTGTTAGCGGCCGTGTCGACAAGGCCCGCCGCGTACTGTCCCGCGTAGCCTTCAAGGCTGGTGCCCGTGAGTCTTTCGGCTAAGCCGCCCGTCGCGGCATCAAGCCCGCTCGCCACGCGTTGAGCCTCCGCCCCTACGCCCTTTCGTAGCGTTTCCTGAGCGGCGGAAAGGCGCGCGTTCACGCCTGAAGCGGCGCGTGATTTGGCACTCGTCAGGGCCTTGTTCGCAATCCTTTCGGCCTGATCCTGAAAGAGAGACATGATTAGCCCTCCACAGGCTGCTTAGGCGCACTGCCGCCTACTCGCCCGAAGGCCTTCTTTTTCGGCTTTTCAGGCGGTTCTTCGCCCTCTGCAGGGGCGTCTCCCTCCGCGCCTTCTTCGCCGCCTGCCTTAGGCTTAGGCTTAGGCTCGAACTGTTCGCCGCCAAAACCGCCGCCGCCCTCGAAGCCGCCGCCCATTTCGCCGCCCTCGCCTCCGGCCGGAGCTTTGAGCATCTGGGCATAGAGCTTCGCCTCATCTTCGTCGATCATCATTTCCTTCTGCAGGAAACGCTCCGCAATCTCAGGCGTCGCGCCGCATTCCTTGAGCGTGCCGATAATCTGAGCGACAAGGCCTGCGGCGTTCATGGCGTCCGACTTGGTGCGCTGTTTTTCCGCCTCTAAGGCCGAAATCGAACCGTAGAAATTGATGTCCCACGGGCGTTCGGACGGCGTGAAAACCATGCCATATTTCTGGTACGTATGAACGTCAATGATGGAGTTAAAGCATTCCTCAAGAGCGACACGGATCACGCGGGAGCGTTCCGCCGCCTGGGCGGACATACGGAAGAAACCGCCCTCGCCCAAGCCGCCGCTCATCTGATCGGCAAAACCCAGCATCGAGAGGTCCACGCCCAACGCGCCCGAGAGCAGGCGGGCGTGGAAATAGATGTCATCAATGCCAATGGATCCCGCGCGCCCCGGTGCGCCGCCGTTCGCGGGCGAAATCGTCGCCAGCTGCTTATCGTCGAACACAGGCAGAATGTGGCGGATCTTCTCAAGAATCGGGAAGCCGCGCTTGACGGCATCTTCGGCATACTCCTTACTGCGCTGGAGCATCCCCTTGATGCTTTCGACGGTTTTCTGCTGTTGCTCTTTCGTCATGTCCTTCAAGTTGACAGTGACGATGGATTCATCAATGGAGTCAATCCATCGTTGCCCCACAAGCCCCAGCAGGGTCGCGCAGAGATTGTCGTAAGGCTCTTCGGCGGCATAAATGAGCGAACCGCCTACCATCGAGGGCATCAAGGGGAGCTTTTCGTAGTCATCCTCTTCGAGCATCATCTTGAGAGACTTTTCAAGCACGCCGTACTGCGGAATCCACACCGTGCGCGGCATTTTGAGGCGCACCATCTGGAGAGCGTCAAGCCTCTCGAAATTGCGCTTGCCGATAGTGACGGCATAGCCTACCGTTCTATCCCCTCGCTCGAACGGCTGGACCAACTGCGGGCGAATGAGTTCGGTAGTCGAAACCTCGATCACGCCGTCCTGCGGCGTCGAGTACACACGCGCGTAGGCGTCGCCGTAAATTGCGCCCGTGTAGGCCATCTGGAAGGCAATGCGGTTGAAGATAGGCGCAAGCGTCTTTACATCGTCTACGACACGCTGTAGCCGCTTATCCTCCTTCGCACAGGGGCGTTCTTCGACAAAAACCAAATCCCCTGTCGTTTCGTGCCCGCCCAGGGCTGCCGTCACGAGCAACTGAACCGCCGTCGAAATCAGAGGATCACCCTCCATTCGCATCCACTTTTCGTAGATAAGTTGGCGCGTTCGGGCGGCATGACGCCCACGGCCGAGCAGGGACGCCACAGTCGTGACGCCTGCGCCGTACATATAAGTATCGGACTGGTCAATTTCCTGCGCCGCCTTGAGATTCGTGGCGGCCCATTTCGCGCGTCCAATGCCGAAACGCGCAAGGAAACCGGGCTTGGGGGTAAGGTTTTTTGCTTCGCTCATAATGCAGAAACAATAACTTTAGCCGCGCCCTTAGTCCGTCCCGTTTTTCCTTAGTGCTTAGTAGTTCCCTTTCTGACCGTCGGACAGCCACACTCCCTCTAGTCTGAGATGTTGCACCCTGCCGCCACCCTCGCTTTTTCTGCAATTGGCAACACATCCATGCGCCGCTACGAGGCACGTTGACGATGCAACGGCTAAACTAGACGTATATACTTCGGCATTCGGTTTTACTTTTGATTACGCGGGAGGAGTCATGACGGAAGCTACATTTCGCCCACTGGATAGCCTCCAGGTGATGGCGTACATCATCCAGAGATGCAAACAACTGCAAACGCCGTTTCTCAACACAACCAAGCTTCAGAAGCTAATGTATTGTTGCTACGGCACTTGCCTGGCCAAATGCGGCTATAGACTTTGCGACGAAAGCCCTGAGGCTTGGCAATACGGGCCTGTATTCCCTCGAACCTTGCGAACTCTCCAGTGCTGGGGGTACGAATGGTTGGCCGAACACCCGACCGAAGATGTCGCAGAGCAATTGCCACAAGAGGTAGTTGCGCTAATTGACGCCACGCTGAAAACCTTTGGTAAATTCGCCGCCAACCAATTGTCTAATTGGACTCACATCAAGGGGTCGCCGTGGTCAGTCGCCTCAAAGGACGGAGCCGTTCTTAAAGAGCAGATCAGCGATGCCTTGATTTCTGAGTATTTCAAAAAGCATGTCCTCAAACACAGCTGACGAAGACCTTTTTCAGGATTCATTCAACAAGCTTGAGCCAGAGGGCTTCGGCCGGGCGAATGTCAACCTTGATCCCGAAAACCTATCTGAAGAAGCCAAACAAGCGCACGAATTCCGTGATCGAGCGTTCTCTCTTGCGGCTTGTGCATTGATAGTGGTCGGCTTCGTTTGGCTCATCATTATATGCAACGCTCCTAACGATGACGCCAAAGAAGCTGCCTTCTATCTATGGATGGCCAAATGCGCGTTAACCACAACGGTATTTCTCAGTTTTGTGCTCGGACTTCTGAATTTTGCCATTAAGTGTTACGGCCATCACAACAATCGTGAAGGGATAACCGCGTCAACAGGCGACGTTACGAGTATTCAGGTGATTGGAAAAATTGCTGACGCCTTCGGAAAGGCGGCGTCCAATTAAACGAATCCTCTCCACCAATGCAACGGGCAACCTCGCAAGAGATTGCCCGTCCATCTTGCGCTAGTGCGCTTTACTCCTGCGGATTTTCGTAGTCGGGATCGTAGAGAATCCACTCGTCCGCATCATCATCGTTGAGCGGGAACGTTTGAGTGCCGATAAAGTAGGTGGCGCGGTAGTAGTCCGCGAAGGTCTGCGCCGCCGCCATCGTTTCATCGTCATTCGTGCCGCAATATGCCGCCGCCACAGTAGCGTTCGTCATTTTGCCTCGCGCGAGTCCCTTGCGGATCAGAATCTCCTTCACGGCCCACCAATACGGGCCGAAGTCGCGATAGCGAAGCGGGTTCTTTTCGACGAATCGCGCAATGACTCGCGCACCGAATCCCCCCAAATCGTCCGTACCTTTGTTCTGCATAAGATTGGACTTCATTTCTGCCGTCCATTCCGCCACATCCTCAGGTGCGTATTTGAAATTTTCGTACATTGTTTATCTCACCTCGTAATGGATGTCTTTGACGCATTCAGGGTGCGCTTCGATCATCTTACGCCAAACTCTCATGGAAACGCGCCACACCTTTCGGAACTTATTCCACGCAACGGTTTCGCCCAGATCCTTCGCTACGAGCTTTAGATCATCCTTCCACCTGTAGGTGTCGCCCGCAACATCAACTAGGTCATCGTCACTGATGCTGGCTTCCTGCTCGGCTTTTTCTGCGGCCACGATTCGTTCAATAGCCTTCCTTCGGGCGTCTTGAATGACGTCTGGAAGAATACGTAAAACCACCCTCAGACTCGCGCTCACAATGTCCAAACCGGGCAACTCTGCGGCGATATAAGCCTCGGTCGCCGAATCAACTTCTTCTTCGGTCTTGCAGGCGTCATAGGCGCTTACGTGCTTTTCCGGGTTTCGTTTTTCGGTAAGGTATCGGCGATAACCAATCGTTGCGCAGGCGGCAAGAGGATATTTCTTCCCCATTGCATACGCAAAAGCCTCAAAAACCATCACGCGCTCGGCTTGCGCTGCGGAATCCCGCCCAGCGTCACGATGAATTTCAACCTCGCATTTTGACGTATCAATACCAACCGTCTCGCCATACCCCGAGTCGAACTTGACAACCTTCGATTGCTCATTGTAGATGCGCGTGCAAAGCTCATTGCCCTCCGCGCAACTACGCGTTACAACATACGGGAAGTACGGATTAGGTAGCATCACGTCTTCATACGGGAAGTATTCAAGCGCGGCAGTCTTTCGGTAATTCTTGACCGACGGAACGATCTGAGAGAACGGGGTGGTTTGACCGCCTTCGTTAGCGAGCGCGTCTTCCAATTCGGCGGCCTTCTTAAGGACCTCTTCGTAATCGCTGTCACTGGGCATGACGACACGCGTGATTACGCGGAATTCGCTTGTGCGCTTGACATCCTTCCCAGTTTCCCAGTTTCTCTTGCGCTTTTCTGCATCAAGGTGCAGGAATGCAACGGTTTCGCCGTAGGGGTTGCTTGTGCGCCCCTCATCCCTACCGGAGGACATACCAGGCAAGCCGACGCCCAGCGCATCACCCCAATAGTCGGAGAAGTACACAAAAGAACCTTCGCCAATGCAGAACCCGTCAACAAACCTGCCGTCGCCTGCCTTGAGCTGTTCAATGAACGTGCCGTTGACGCCGCCCTCCTCGTCGCCGTAACGCTTGAATTCGTCACTAGAGGTCTGAATCAGACGCTCCGCAGCCGCCCTTGCGGCCACCCAGTCATCATGGATCGGGCCGCTTCCCTTCGACACAATCTCAATGTCGTAGTTAATGCTTTGGACGGTGAAACGAATGTTAGGAGAGTCGTTGTACAGGGATCGCACAGCCGCTGCGGCCGACTCATACGGCGTTTTCTGCCACTTTCTCAGGATAGTAACGGATGCATCCAGGCGTTTGAAGATTGCCTCCAGATTCTTCTGTGCCCCTTCTCGCGAGTTGATGTGACGCTTGTATGCGGGGGTATCTTCTTTGCCTGCATTCTTTTCGAAATACGCCTCATCGTCGGCTATCGACGCCGTGAGCGTTAGAGCTTTAACAACTTCCTGAGCGGCGAGTACGGTGTCATCCGTCATTTCCTCAAGGAACTTTTTCTGAGTCGTAACAAGATCAATTGCGATAGCCTGACGGCGTTTCGTGTTCGCGATTCTCGCCTGACGTTCGCGCTCCTCTTCGGACTGTTGATACTTGGCAACGTCTTCGGCCGTCTTGCAGTTCGCAAGGGCTTCGAGCTGTTCACGGGACAGGCCGCCCTCAATGCGAACGTTATCGCCCTTGTCGGAGCTTGTAACCTGCTCAATCCAACCCGCCTTTTTGTTCACCATGAGACGCTTGAGCGCGTCGAACGTGCCGTCTGCGTCGTAATAGTAGACGTTCACGTAGTCGATCTTGTTGCCCTGACGCACGCCGCGCCCGTTGCGCTGCTCGATGCTGTCGGGCGTCCAACCAATCGTCAAATGATGAATGGCCTGCGTGCCCTTTTGGAGGTTAATGCCGACTTCCGCCTTTTCGTTGGCAATGATGACTTGGTACTTGTTTTCATCCTCTTCGGCGTTGAAGCCATCCTGAACCTCCATGATCTGATCGGGCTTGTTGTTCTTCTGCCCGGTCACAATCGCAATCTTGCCAGCGGGGACGCCGCAGCGGCTAGACAAAAGACGCTTAATCTTGTTGTGGGTGCCCAAAAAGTCGCAGAAAATGATCTGCTTCACAATGGAAGCCTTCGAACCGTCTGCCTTGACGCCCCTCGGGTCGGTCTGCTCTTTTTTGAAGTTTTCGAGCATTGCGGCAATCTTCGGAGAGTCGGAAACACCCAATGCAAGGCCGAGCTTGTCCGCGATTTTTTCAAACTTATCCTGCACATCAGGGTCGCAGGAATCGATCTGAATGGTATTCGCGCGTCCCTCCGCGCTATGTGCATGGACATTTAGCAGATAGATGTGGTTCTTGTTGCCCGTAACCTGATCTTGAACTTCCTTGATCGTGTAGTCGCCCGACTTTTCGACAATCTTCGGGAGGTAGAAGCGTTCTTCCGTGATCTTGAGTGCTTCAAACTCATCCCTTGCGCGCTCCGCGAGTTCGTACTGATCTTCGGGATAGGTGTACGTCGTAACGCGGTCCACAAGGTCGGTGTCAATAATTTCCTTCGTCATCTTGGAAATCAGATTGAACACGGACTTTGTAACGTCAATGGGTTCACCCGTTCGATCCACGTTTTCGTCGAGAAGCGTCATGTCTTCAACACTCGGATTCCGCCCGGCTTCCTCTGCAGCCGCAACGCGCGAGGCCGCGTGCCAAATATCCTTGTACTTGTTCAAACGCTCCATAGCCGTCTGGTCAAGCTGCACGGTCTGGTACTGCTGTGAGCCGTCGGGAACATGAACCGACTGCCCGACGGACTTGGCGTCGCAAATCGTGGCAATGTCGCCTAATGCACGGCGAAGCATCGCGAGGTTGTTCAAACCCTTGAACACCTGTCCGACGCGTTCGCGGCCGTCCACGCCCTCAATCGTTTCCTCATCCTTTTCGCAAACCGTTTCCATGAAGGTGTCTGCGCCGCGAGTGCCGCCCATAAGCGCATTGACGCGCTGGGTGCCTACGGCGAGGGATAGCATGGAGAAGATTTCAAGCGGGCTGTTCGTAATGGGGGTGGCGGTGAGTAGAAGCACGCCATCCTCAGACGTATTCTTGCCGCGAATGAACCACGCCTTAGCCTGAGCATCGAGGCCACGAGACGATGCGCTTGCGATAGACAGGAATTTCGCGCCACGGAACGTGCGAATCTGCGCGGAATTCTTGTACATATGGGCTTCGTCAATCACGAGAGAGTCAACGCCAAGATCTTCAAGATACGGCGCGGCCGCCTTATGCCCGGAAGTAAGGGAGGTCAGAATCTTGTTCTTAGCCCCGTTGGTGCGTTCGTTTTCCTTGTTGCTTTCGGACCTTTCATACGATTCATCGTGGAGGCTCATGTAGTCGAGGTACGTCTCAAGCGTTTCCTCCCTGAGACGAATCATCTGGAACGCCTCAAGCGTCATGAAAATCTTTGAATGCTTGTTTTCGCGAATGCGCTGCAGGTCTTCCGCGTAGAACTTGGAATCCGCCTGCATCTTGCCGCCGCGCTTTTCACGCAAACCAATAAACAGACAGTCATCGGTAGAGGCATAGGCGAAATCCGCCTCCTTCTTCCAGTTGGAAAGCACGGAATTCGGCACAACAAAGATCGTTTTCTTCTTAACGCCAATGCTCTGCACGTGCTGGACGGCTGCAAGCGCAGAAAAAGTTTTGCCCAAACCCACCCCAAAGCCGTTTATGCCGCCGAATTCGCGCCCCATCTTGCGCACAAAGTCGCACTGATAACTGTGAAGGTGAAGCGCGGGATTCATGCCCTGCACGGCAAACGTAGAATCGTCGCTAGCAGGACGGAAGCGGAGGTTCTCCTCATCATTTGCAGCCGCATCAAGGCGGCTGAGAATCGTCGGATTAGCACGCGCCCATGCGTCAAACTGAGCTTCCGCCTTTCGGATCATTTCCCCTAACTTCGCAAGGGCCTGATCCTCCGTCAAGCCGCTAAACTTCGCGCCGCCCAGACCGATGCCGCCGTTCTTCATGTAGTCGCCAAAGCGATTGAGGAGCTTTTCATCGTCAGTAATGCCTCTACGGATCGCACGCACCTGAATGTCGGGGTACGGGCGGCCGCGATCATCAACCGCGATAACAACGTCCTCCGTCACCATTTGGCGAAGGAACGCCATCTTTTCGTCAACGGTAACGAACGGAGAATGCAGGGAGAAGTGGATGCGACTCACATCAAGGCGATTGACGCGACGTTCTGCCTCAGACTTTTGGCGGATGAGCTTGTATTTGATTTCGTCGCTTGCCGCATTGGCAATGTCTTCATCGATGCGCCTGATTGCTTCCTTGTACTTGCCGCAGAAAACGTCATCGGCCTTCGCTACGCTCTTGCCGTCGGCAGAGATACACCAATCATCCGACGCCAGCGGGTCAAAGTCTGCGCCGTAGATAGCCTTAACTTCATCAAGAGCATTCCAGGTCGACTTGCTACGATAGCGCAGGGCTTCGTACTTCATCTCAGGCGTAAAGGCGCTGTCGTCCGCGACTGCGGCAGTAGCGGCGTTTCCGCCAATCTCGCCGCGCCAAAGTGCGCTGTAGCCTGCCTTTTTCGTGTAATACCCCCTGCACACCAGCAGGGCGGCCTTCACGACGCCCGGAACGCTCCCGATATCCGCCTGCTTGATCTCGTTTTCGGCCATCGCCTTAGAGAGTTCGGGATACTCTTCGAGGTAGTTAACCTCGGCTCCGCGATCTTCCACGAGAAGCTGCGCCGCCGTGGCAATCACGGCCTTGTGCCAAAACGCCTCGCGCTTCGCCTCTGTAATCTTTCGACTGTTGCGAATGGCGTTGTGAGTGGTTCGCGCCCAGTCGGGAATTCGGTCATAGGCAGACTGCGCAATAAGCACATCCATTGCCGTTCGGGCCTGCTCATAAGTAACACCGCTTTCGAAAGCCTTGTACGGGCTTGCGAGGTTTGCCATTGTTTGCTTCGCAACATCATGTTCCGGCGCGGCGGATTCGCCTAACTGAACCCATACGCCATTTCGCATTTCGAGCGTTACGCCGCCCTGCGTGATGTGGTCGCCGTCGTTGTACGCAATCGGTTCAGTTTCCGCCTGCCCGAGAAGATCCCAGTTGATGCGAGACTTCGGCAGGCGACGCCTCTTGATGAGATCCTTGAAGTCCGCAAGGATGTTGCCCGTGTAAACGTACTTATCGGCATCCCAGCGGCCGCCGTTGCCAGCCTCAAACGTGCCGAAAACATACGGCTTGCCTTCAGGCGTCAGGTAGTACCTGCCCGAAATAAATTCATCCCAAACGACGTTGGATTCCGACAGAACGGAAGGATTGGACGCGATCAAGGAATCGATCTTTTCCTTCATGTCGCGGCTGTACTTGCGGAAGAACATGATGTCCGTCACCGTCTGCGTGTCGGCAGAGGCGAACGTGCCCGTAGGCAGTCGATACGCGCCAATGAACTCGGCCATAAGCGAGGCATTGTGGCGCATCGTGCGCTGTTTTCCGTCCTTCCCATCCATGCAACGGGTCGGCACAATGAAGGCCGCCATGCCGCCTGGGCGGAGTTTTTCAAGCGAACGAAGAATGAAGTAGCACTCAAGCGGTTCATTCTGGTACTTCGGGTCTTTGGTGTTGTTTTCGCCACGGTCTGCGACTTCGCCGAACGGAACGTTGGTCACCACGGCGTCATAGATCTCATCAGGCGTAGCAGCGGCCACGGCTTCAAACGGGGAGTTCTTCACCGTGTAGCCGGGTCCGCCGTTCACGAGCTTATTGACTAATGCAGATTCTTCGGACAATTCAACGGCATCGATGACGCAACTGGTAGGAGACGTTGCGCCGAAAATGCCCGCGCCCGCGCAAGGGTCAAGCACCTTACCACCACGGAAGCCCAAGTCCGCGAGGGCGTCCCACACGCCCTCCGCAACGGGCTTCGGCGTGTAGTACTCGTAGGCACTGCCCATCGTGCCGTCGGCATGCTTAAGGCCGCCGCCACAGCCCGAATACTGCGCAAGGGTGCGTTTCTGATCGTCGGTAAGGGCGTTTTCGGCGAGTTCGCCATTGCGCACGCGATCGAGGATGCTTCGCGCATCGTCGTTGAGTTTCGCGCGGCTGCGGGATCCCTTTTCTCGCACAGTGAAGTAGTTGGCAGTGGAGACGCGAACCTTTACAGCCTCGCCGTTGCTGCCGAGAATGTCCGGCAAGGCATTCAAGATGAATGCCGTGCCCTTGATCTTTCCGATAACGTCCATCGTCAGAAGTTCGCTTCTGACGCACAGAACGTCGTTCATTTTGGAACTAATGGTCATGCTTTCACCTTGTCGAGACTGGAAGTGATTTCAACGGCGTACTTCGCCCATTCGTCAACGGCGCGGATAACAACAGACATCTTTGCGTCATCATCCTTCCAGCGGTCGTAAATCTCAAGCACCGTATCGCCTAATTCGGGGTCTGCGAGCTTCGGATGGGTGCGCTCGATCATTTGATCCAGCACGGCCTTATCACGCCCCCATTGGCCATCCTGTTGCGGCGTAGGAGTCGGAGCGGGCGGCGTCACGGCAGACTTGCCGCCCAAGAGTTCGACAATTTGCAGGATTCGCTTCACGAGCGTAGCGCGGGCGCGTCGATTCATTTCCGTCGTAACTTCGCTTGCCTTAGCCATAAGTTCCGCCACGAGCTTCGCGCGTTCGCGGCGGGAAAGGCCTGCATCATCGTAGATTTCAAACATTGCCTTTACCCCGTGTTACTTAATCGCGGCCTTTCCCGCTTCAAGAGCGGTTTTTTCAATCAGGTTGTAAGCCTGTTCGACTAACTGACTGCGTTCGGCAATACCGGACGCGTCGGCACGGTCCCAAATGTCCATGATCTGATCGATCACGGCGGAAACTTCGCCCATCTGCGAGAGTTCGCTGTTGATGATGCGTTCGCAGTAAGCCTTATCGGCTTCCCACTGAGGGTCGGTGTTCTGTTGACCGCTCCCCGAGCTAGTGTTAGTATTGGTAGTGACACCAGCACCCACACCTGTTCGGCTAGTGGTAGAACTTGTGTGCGTAGGCGCAGAATTAAAGAAAGCTGATCTGCGTTCATCTGGTGCAATTTCTTTCAGCTTCGCCAACGTCTCTTTCGACAGAACCCACCCCGTCAGCAACCACGAGTTTTCCCCGTCGTTCTTAACGAGAACTACCTCAGACTCCCCTAGCGAGATCTTCATTCGGTTCCCGTTACCGTCCTTAGACGTAAACACAGGTTCTAGCGTTCCCTCTGCAATTGTCTTAGCCACCATCTGGATCACATCTTCGGCGGTCAAAATCGACAAAGTTCCGTCGTCTTCACGCCTTTGGAGAAGGTGTTTAATACCCATCTTTTCGTTTCCATAAACAATATCAATGGGGCGATCCATATCTGGACGTTTAAAGGCATTACGGATATCGGCTTGATCCGCCACAACCTTTTTAATCAGTCCGCTCAACTCTTCGGCATTCTGAGCTTCGACCTCACTCTCTTCCTTCTGTACAGCCTGAGCTTCGGCCTCCATTTCGTTGACCGTCGTACCCGGTGCGGCAGGCTTAGCAGGCGCATCAATTGACGTAAGGGACCCGTTTTTGAACGCATTGGACAGTGTGTACATCGCGGAGGTCCAATAGCCCTTTTCCTCGCCCGTGTCCAGTCCGTTGAGCGTCCTGTTCCACAGGCCATCATCCTGCTGGCGGAATTCGACGTTGCTACCTTCACCGTCGACGCCCTTAAAGGAGGTATACCCGAGACGCTTTACGGCCTCAAGCAAACGCTGTGCGGCGGGCTTGGCGGGATTCCACCACCCGCTTTCGTCATCAATGAACTTAACAACATCCGCGAGAGTGTCGAGCGGGCAGGTTTCCCACGATTCCGCAGGGTTTCGCGCCTTCTCGTCAGGGGCATTCGTCGCTGATTCCTTCTCAAGAGAGCCGTTTTTGAACGCCTTAGACAGCGCGTACATAGCATCGATCCAGGGGCTACCGTCCGTCGGGGAGTCCTCACCGTTGACCTTTCTACGCCACCCCTTTTGGGGGTCATCACGGTATTCGACGGTATTACCTTTACCGTCGACACCCTTGAAAGCCTTGTAGTCGAGACGATACAAGGCATCACGTAAGCGCCCCCCTCAGGCGCGTTATAGTTCATCCAACCTTTTTCCTCATCAATAAACTTGACGACATCTTCGATAGTGTTGAGCGGATGAGTCGCCCAGGCTTCCTTCTTCAGCGAACCATTGCGGTACGCCGTAGCCAATAGCTCCGCCGCGAGGGGGGTATCCCACGCACCGAAGGGAACCGACTCCATCCAAAAATCCCATTTCCCGCGCTCGTTAAGGACGAAATTTTTCGTGACCTTATTTTCATCTAGTCCAGAAAAGGCCGTGTAACCCAACCGTTTCATGGCTTCGGCTACCCGTTTTTCTCCGTCCGGCTCTTCTCGGTAGAGATCGTGTTCGATGTAGGTGACTAGCCCGTCAAGCGTCGAAAGAGGCGGTACCTCTTCGCCGTTCTCCGTCTTGGGACCGCCGCTCTGAACGACCTTATACGGGAGTTTGAATTTCTTGGCGTATTCCAAACGCATACCGACGACGTGGTTACTTCCGTCAACCACCAAATCAGCCAGCCTCACCCTCTTCGTCTTGGCGATCAGGTTTGGCCCCTCTTCGTTTCCGCCCTGCTTGTCTTCAACGTCGGTAGTAAAACTGATATCGAAAACCTTCTCCTTGCGACTGTTTAAGGTCCTTTGAACCACGTTAATACCGGAGTCTTCGGGCCGGTACGCAGGATCTCTTTGATAGATGCGCTGTGCAGACGCCATAACCTGCACAAACCCTTCGGGCATCCATGTAGTAATCGGAGGGAACATCAGTTTTTCATCTCCCTTGGAGATTGCGGGCGTTTGTTCTTCCTCGGCCTTACGCCTTGCCTCTTCTTCCGCCTTTTGACGTTCTTCTTCGGCCTTCTTTGCCCGTTCGGCGGCAGCATCCTGCGCCTGCTTGAGTTCCGTCTGCTTGTTGGAAAGCTGCTCGACAAGCTCTTCGTTTTCAACCTGAGCCGCGCTAATGTCGCTTTCGATCTGTGCGAGTTCCTTTTCCGCGTCGGAGATTTCGCCCTTCTGCTTTTCGATGTTCGCAACGCGTTCGGCGCGGCGGGCGTTGGCGCGAGCAAAGGCGGCGGAATTCTTCGAGGCCAGACGCATGATGCGGCGGGCCACCTCGTTCACATTGAGGTCCTTGCCCTTTTCGGGCGCAACCACAATCGTCACGTCCTTTTTGTTAATCATCCACTTCCAAGAAAGAAGATGATCGTCGGGCTTGATGTTGCCCGGATCAAGGTCAGGATTGTGCAGAACAATCGTCACGGTCTGCCCGTCGGTAAGCTGGAAGATCACGGCGATATTCTGCGTGCCGTTGCGCTTGAACGGCTTGGTAATGTTCACTCCCATGTCGTCAGGGCCGTTATCTTCGCGCACCTTAAGATCGGCGTCTGCGCGGTTCATGATGCGGCGCATGACATTCATCTTGCGCTCAAGCATACGATACTCAACGTCAAGGGCGTCATACACTTCGGCGGCGTCGAGTTCAAAATCATCAACGCTCACGGCATCCATGAGCAAATCATCGGCGTCATCCGCGCGAAGGTGATAGATCACGTCCGCGACGCTTACGCCAATCGGCTGCGCCGTGGCATCCCAGTAAATCTTGTGCATAGTCACTACCCTCTTACGACGCGTTGGCCGCGTCAATTTGCGTTTGAACGTCTGCGATTTGAGCGCGGAGCGCGTCATCCTTGGTCCTGAGGTCTTCGAGAGCCTTGCGACGGTCCGCTATCTGCTCCTGAATGGCGGAAAGTTGTTCCGCCTGCACCTGTTCCGTGCGCTTGCTGGAGGTGCCAACGCGAGGCAGATTTACCTTCTGCGTCGCCAGCTTTCTCTGAAAGGCAGTGCGGCCCTTGTCGAGGGACTTAGAGATTTCTTCGAGCGAGGCTTTTTGGTTATCCTGATTGCGAATGGCAACGGTCTTGCCGTTGAGCTTGACCTCGAAGATGTCGCCCGGCTTCTTCACGCGGAAGGTAACCTGCTGGCTATCCTCAAAAGTCATGTGGACTTCACGATAGCTAATGCCCGCAGAACGCTTGATCTGGTTAGGAATGTCGACGGAGGCCACGGGCGTACCCAGGCGGCGAAATTCCTTCTGAATGTCACGGATGACGCCATCTTTTTTCGTCATCCCGTCGAAGTCGAATAGGAGGTGTTCCTGTTTGTTGTTGTCCATGTCGGCAAACCCACAAAAAATTACTATTCGATTGTGGTTCACCGGTGTGCGCGGATCCCGCGCCGTTTTCCTCTATGCGGGCAAAGAAAAAGCCCCAACTGCGATTCGGGGCTTGGCGCCTGAGTGACGCGCGTCATCAATACTGGTACTTTAGAGCGGGTTCGTATGGGAACCTCTTGTTGAGTACCTCTTCAGGCACACCGAATTCCTTGGCCATGCGGGCACGTTCTTCGGCAATCGCATCAATGACGGGCCACTCCGTAACCGTTTGTGGATCTTTCCCCGTCTGAATTCTGTATCGTTCGACGGCCTCCTCTTTCGTCAGAATTCCAACGAAGCCGTTTTCAATGAACCTGTTGTAGGTCTCAGAATAACAACGGCTAGGCGTGTCTGCTAGCCAAGATAACTCAAACCCGAGTCCATATTTGGCATAAACGTCAAATTCTTCGTCATCATCGAAATCATCCATTAGAAACCTCCTTCAGGAATCGGCTCACCATATTTCTCAGTATAGAGCTGCGCCATGCGCTCACCAATGCGTCGAGCCAACGGGCGCGGATTTTTACAGGTGTGATACTCGGCGAACGCCTCCGCAATCATTTCGCAGCAACTATCTTTTGCGTAATTGCTAATCTCGACTCCCTTGTCGATAGAGCGCTTCCGCCAAATTTTGAGTATTTCGGGGTCTTCTGACGCATCCGTCATGAAGTCCAATACGTGGCCGAACTCATGCACGATTACAGACATGGCCCCGCCGCAATCTTCATCAAACGGAGGATGCCAGTTTCTCGCCACTTGGCCAATCATCGACTCGTCGAAGTTTTCCCTGTTGCCTAGTTTGTTGCCTATCCACACGCCGTTGCCATAATTCCACGCGCACGCTAACATACCACTATCGTCTTTCGGGACAGGCAGGCCAGCCGCTTTCTTTGCGGTTTCTTTTATCCGCTTCTGCACCCTTGTCTCGACATACAGATCAATTGCCAAATCGAAAAATTCGACAGTTGCAGTTGCGCTTGAGCCATGCTCCCTAAGCCATTTTTTCACTGGCGCGCGGCCTGCAACACTGTAGTATTTTGCCACCCACCAGGCACCATAGCCTCGATACCGATTTGCCGCCGTTGTTTTCTCGTTCGCCTTCCAGTTCTCCATTAGCTGCTTGTACCGTTTTACATCCGGGTGGTCATCCATAGTCCCTAGCAACTCATTAATTCGAGCCTGCTCAACCGTCCCGAGTCCACCAATGCTACCGAATTGTTTTAACCACACGCTAACTTCGGGGTAGAGTTCGGTTACGCGCTTCAGTGCCTTGTAAGCACCACGGACGTTTGCCTCCAAAACGCCGTCAAACTTGCTTACGGCGTTCGGGGCAATAACACTCACCAACTCTTCAATCTTTTCAACGGGCAAACCTTCCGCGTTCGGTAATGCCTGCAATTTGCGCTGCGTGCCGACGCGCATCACGCGGTTTCTGTCATAGAGTTGGCCAGAGGGGTCTAGTTGCCGCCTCAAACCCTCTTCGCGGTTAAACGCCTTCGCCCACTGAATCCCTGTCTCGTTATTTCTCACACTGAAGGCGAGAAGAAGCTGTCTCACAAGATCAATTTTCTTATCGGTTTGCATAAAAGCCCCAGAACGTAGTACGTACATTCTGGGGCTTGCGGGGCGCGAGAAAGGGGCGCTTTTTCCTTGCATCCTCCTGCAAAAGGGCTTAGTGTGTGAGTAAGGCGATCAAGTCGCTGTCGGCTGCTACCGGGCACCAACGCAGGTATAACCGGGCTCTTGATCGTGAATGCCGTCTCATGGGAGTACTCGTGGTGCAGAGCCCATCAGACGGCATTCGTTTATAAAGTCGAGGAAGCTCTTCAAAAGTACCCTTTAACAAGGAGGTAAACGGCCATTCGTCCTGTGTGACAGTTAAAAGTCCTTATGAGCCGAAATTGAAGCGGGGTTTGAAGAGCTTCCTCTGCGCTCCGAAACGTCGTCGTACACATATTTTCTAAGCATTGAAATCATTTTCGGCTTCTCCTTAATGGGGTCCGCTCGTTTCGGCTCCATCCCCCTGCTCGGTATGCGTGTGGTTTTGGAGCGAGATGTTGCCTGCCGTAACGTCCTTCGCAACCTTCAGTTCACCAGTGAAGGTTGCCGTAGCACCACCGCCACCGCCGCCCGTAATCGGGCCGTTAAGGGCAATCGCGCCCGCCGTCAGGGCGATTGAGCCGCCATTGATAACAATCGTCGAACCTCCAACGGTTAGGGTAATGCTTGATCCCGCCTTGATGCTAATCGTGCTGCCTGCCTCGACGTTCACGGTACTGCCCGCCTTGGCCTCGATGAGCGTGCCCGCGTCCACCTTGATTGTCTCGCCCGATTCAAAATGGCACATCGTGTCGGTTATCAGTTCGTAGTTCGCATGGTGGTAACGCCGCCAATCGGCGGAGTTTCCCGCCTGCGGATTCCTGTAGCCCGTGATGATTGGGTATCGGGGATCCCCGCCGATAAAGGCCACCCACACCGTATCGCCCGCCAAGATCTCAAGTTCAGTCGTATAGGTCCCGTCTCTGGATTTGTCTCCGACGGGGTATTCGATCTCGGCCTCGGGCAGAACGTCGCCGCCGTCAGTGATGCCTGGGATCTCGATGCGGCAAGTCCGCCGCGCCTGATCGTAGGTTTTGACAATGGCAGGGTATCTGCCCGGCATAGTTCCGTAGCTCATTACCAGTCCCGTCCCTTGCGCTTTTTACTGCCGTTCCATCCGTCTGTTTTCTGCATAGATCAATCCTCCACGACGCCCAGCCACAATTTCGTGTAGGCGTCCTGTCCTTCGCCCGACATTGCGCCCGAGTCAAAGACGTGGGCGGCGGTAATGACGGCGTACTGTTCGCCCGACGATGTTTGAACGACATCCCCTGCGCAAATTCTCTGATCGTAGGGGACTTTTGCAATCATCTTGCGCACTAGGCAGCGCGTCATGTTTCGCAGTCGAAGGGCGTTTTTGAAGGGGCTGTAGCGCGCCCTGCGGGCCTTCGTGCGATTGCCGTAGACGAATCCGCCCGACTCGTTAAGCGAGTAGAACCACGGGACGGAATGACGCTCCAAAAAGCCCGTTTCCACGCGTTCTACACCTGTTTCGCGGAAGGTGCGGCTTACTTTCTGCCGTATCATGTCGGAAAGCGTGAAGAACTTCAGGCGGCCGTTTTTCCATCGAACCGCGCCGCCTTCTTCCTGAAGAATGCGGGCGATATGGTAGGAGGGCGTTTCACCGATCGGGCAGTAAAAGCGAGGTACGGGAAAGTCACCGTCAATGCCCTTGATTGTTGCGCCCGCGCTTCGGTAGATGGCAGCGAGGCCCGCGCCTTCCTTGATGATTGCGCGGTCCCTGACGTAGGCAATCGGCAGACACGCGGTTAGCAGTGCCGTGATGCGCACACCTTCCTGCACGCGGTCCCCTTGCGTTGCGCGCCCAGTGATGCGCTGGGCCTTGACGATGGTAAAGGAATCGTCCGCCGCCGTCTTGAGTGTCTTGCCCTCGACAAGGCGGGCGGCCTCGATCTCGTCGGTAAGGCGCACTTCCGCTTCGAGTGTGCAGGGAATCGGTGCGAGATCGGAGCGTAGCACGGCAGAACACAGCACGTCGCCGCGCAGTTGATCGCCATTGTCAAGGTAGAGAATCATCCGTTAAACCGTGATGACGGGGTGGCAGAAAGCCTTTTCAGGCAGCATGGACTCGTACTGAGTGATTTCGCCGTCGATTTCGGAGACGGTGCGCCCGAAAACCTCGACGCCCAGGGCGCGGGAGGCTTCTAACTGCACGGCGGTTTCCCGCTCGACGTAAAGCACGAAAAGCGGGCGGATCATGCCCCACTCGCCTAGCGAAAGTTCAGTGTCTTCCGTAATGTCGTCGAACGTCGGAACGGGGTCCGTACCGTGCTGGAGCGCGCCATAAGCCGCATAGAGGCGGGCGGCGGCAATGAGCTGTCGCACTACCTGAGCGTCATCAATGATGATGCCCGTGGGGCGGTCTTCCTGCGCGTATTCGGCGGCCAAATCGGCGATAGTGGGCATGATCCTAGCTCCCTTGCGCGGTTATTCGCCGTAGCTGCCCGTGCCTTCTTCACACTCACCGAAGTAGTGGAAGAACATCGTGCCGGAGAACATCAAAGGCTGGGAGCGGTTTTCCCAGTCGCGGTCGGGCGCGTCGATCTGCATGAAGCAATCGCGAATCGTCTTGACTCGGAGATAGGCGTCGGGCGTGCCCTCGTAGATCTTGGCGTTGAACGTACCGCCGTTGGCAATGAGGTCCACAAGAGCCTGATCCATCGTGCCCGCAACGGTTTCATAGAAGGAAACCTGACCCTGCTGCGCAACCTTGACCTGCTGCGGCTGGTAGGCCATGCCGCCGAGGGGCGTGGAGATTTCGATTTCGCCCTGCGGAGAAAGTTCGGGCCACGGGGCCTGCTTGCAGAGAAGGTAGAGATCATCGTAGCCTTCGATCTGAAGGGTGAAGTCGGAGCTTACAACCTTCGCGCCCTGAGCGGCGGTTTTGTCGTAAAAGCCCTTGAGATAAGAGCCGGAATTGATAGCCATTTTTTGCAATCCTTTGAGAAAAAAGGCGTTGAACGTAATGGGTAGTCTAGGGTTTAGCCCGCCATTCGCCCTTCGCCCTTTTCCTTTTAGAAGCGCCTTTTGGCCACGGTGCGCGCAACGATGCCCGTACCTCGAATCACTTCATTCAGACGGTCGACAATGGCCGCCTGCACCTTCAGGCGGGATTCCTCGCCCTTGCGCCAATCCTGAAAAGACTTTGAGTTAAAGAAGTCCGCCACAGTCGACGGGGCTAATTTCATTGCCTCAGGGTAGGCAGTGCCGCCGTAGAGAGCCATATCCGCCGCGAGGTTAAGGAGATTGTCACGCCATTGCGAGCGGGATCTGCGTGAGACAGGTGCTAGGCGGAAATCGGGCGGGCGGGATGTCATCACCCGCCCCCTCCACTGGGTTGAAAACAATGCCCTTCTTACTGAATACGGGGTAGAACAGGTGCGCCAGCTTCGCCGCGCCTTCCGTGCGCTTAAGGAGCAGTGCAGAGTAGTCCGACTCCGGCAGTGCGAGGAAGGTTTTCATGCGCTCTAAAAGCCATTCGTCAAACACTTGCCCGGCGTCAAGCGGTTGATCTTCGCCCTCTCGCAAGAGTTGGCACGCCATTGCGCCCGTGTGCCAGTGGAGAAGCGCGGGAATCGGCGCGCCGTTTGCGCCCTGCAGTTCCCCTTCTAGGCGTTCAATCGCTTCGGCGTGACGCCCCGTAAGCGGGCACATGGTCCACTTGTCGCCTGCAATCTCGCCCAGGGCTATCGGCTTGAGCGTGCCTAGTTGCTTTTCCATGTCCACATAATCGGTGTAATGGTAGTCGCCCACAGCGAAATCTGGACCGTCATCGTTCGTCGCTGCTAGGTAGTGACACAACGCCAAAGTGCGCTCCTCGATGGTCCACTCAAGCGGATCGGAGCCGTCAGAAACGCTTTCAACAGCGGCCCTTAGCAGTGCCGTCGTTTCGGCCTGCTCCATGCCTGTGGGCATGGCGGCAATCGTCACGGCGTCGAGGATTGAGATTTCACGCAAGCGAATCGTGAGCCGCCGCGTGCGCAGTTCGGGAAAGTAGATCATCAAATCACCGTCTTGTAAGTGTTTGCCCAATCATCCTTGTCAATGCCCGCAAGACTGCAGAGCGTCATCTGAACGGCCATCTGCACGAATGAGCCGCGCGCATTGATAGGCGAGTCTAAATTGTATTCAATGCTTTCAATCACAAGCGGCAGATAGGTACGCCCCTTGTACGTCATGCCAACCACTTGAGGGCATAAGGACGGCATGAGAAGTTCGACGGAATCGCCCTGTCCGTGCGCAGTGTCTGCGAAGCGGCCGACGATAGAGCCGTCTTCAGAAAGGGCTTGGGGAAGCGCCCAGGCGAACAACTGCGCAACGGGCGAATCAACTTCCGTCGCGCCGTTTTCCCACGCGCGGAAGTGCGCCGTCGTGGTGATTTTGAAAGGCTCCATTCGGTGGAATGTCTGCGTGGAATTGAGCTTAGTAACGCCCGTGCGGCCCTCGAACCGGGTGAGGAATTTCGTCAGGGCCTGATTCACGCCGCCATTGCCCAGCACGTTATCCGACGTTTGTTGAATGCCGCCGTTCTGGAGCAGGGCCATAAGTGTCGGAGCCTTTGTTTCGGCGTTTGCGCCCTCAAATTGACTGTCCCAAGACACATCAACCTGCAGACTCGTATCGGAAAGCGGAGCCTGCACTACCGCAGAGTCGGGGACTTTTTCGTAGCGCACGCTTTCGGGCGATACCTTTTGGACGGGGAAGAAAGACGCGATTAGGAGGGGATTAAGCCCGTCCCATTTTGAGCTAAGAACGTTCGGATCAATGGCCATTTTTCAATCGAAAACGGGCGGCATAGCGTAGAACCATGCCGCCCGATTCCGCCTCAATTGACGGGGTTTAGAGCATACGGCGACGGATGCGCATGGACTTCATGCGGCGCATCATTGCGGACGCGCTGTGAGACTTCATGCGAGCCTTGCGAATAGCAACCTTCTGCTTGGCGGAAAGATGGACCGTGCCGGAGATACGCTTGTTAATGCGCACCTTCTTACCCTTGCGGATGGCGAAGGTCTTCTTATAAACCGCGTCAAGCACGGGTTCATTTTCTTCGGCAGAGAAAACGAAATTGTCGAGGTCTTCGCCTTCGGCATCTTCGCCGTCAGGAAGATGATCGGCGAGCAGATCGCGCACGCGGTCGGCGACATCTTCGTCCCAGTCGTTGAGAAGCGCAGAGGCGTCGGACTCGGACACGCCCTTAGACGTGAGATAGTCATAGCCCGCATTGAGGGCAGCCATAATCACATCGGACTCATCGTCAGTGATTTCGCCGTCCTTATTGCTGTCGGCGATACCGACGAACATAGCGTACAAGCGATCGGCGAAGGTTTCGCCGTCCTCAAGATCATCGGTTTCGGCCCACTGCTGGAGCGAAGCGGCCGCGCGAAGGGCGATATCCGTAGCCGCATGGGCGGACATGGAATCCGCCGCATCGAGCGTCAGGGCGTTGGATTCTTCGCCGCAATCCTTGCCACAACCGTCAAGCGTGACGCGCTTGGACGGTGCGGAGCGGAGGTAGTCAGAAAGATCAAACATTTTCCGTATTTCCTTTACTTGGTAAGCGTCTGCGTGACGTGAATCTGTCGGACAGTGCCGTCGTAGCGGACCCAGTAGTCCACAACCATCGTGTCGTAGGGACGAGCCTCGGACGGCTTGACGACAAAGACATAGGCCTGACCGTTCATCATGCTGTCATTGGACGGCACAAGCCAGCCGCTCGTCTGTGCATCGGCAAAGTACTTGCTAAGGTACGTCTTCATCTTGTCGACGGCGACAGACATCGGCAGCTGGAGATAGTCCTTTGCGGCGCGCGTGACCGCATCATCAACAGAGGTCGACATATCGGCCACGGCAATGAGCTTGCGAAGCGAATTGTCCACCGAAGCACAGGTAAGCGAGTCAGTAAAGACATAGCGGCCGCCGCCCGTGTAGCTTTCATAGCCACAGGGGTTAATCTTCGCCTTGGCAAGCTGGTTCTTTTCCTTGGAATCGGCGAAGTACTGCTGCACGATGCCCGTGCGGGCAATCTGATGTTCGCGTCCAGCAATAGGATAGTTCTTCGGAGCGAAGCCCTTGGCGTTCACTTCGGCATTACGCGCGCAAGCGAGGGCGATATTGAGCGTAGCAACGCCGAAATAGCCCTTCGGGTTGACGCCCGTCGGGTCCTCGGAGGTAAGCGGGGACCAATACGCGTGCAAAAGATGAGAGCACTTGTTCGCGCCGAAATTGAGCTGTTCGACAAACTTCACGGCAGCTTCGGGCGTGAGCTTGCCAGCAACGTCGAAGCGGAGCTGACGATTCGTCTCATAGGCAAGCTGCGCGAGCTGAGCGAGAAGCCCCACATCCTGAGAACCGCCGGACGACAGATAAGCAAAGTCATACGGGCAGTTCTGGAGCTTTTTGCGGGCGGTCACAAAGTCCGAGCTTTCGTAGCTCGTCGCACCTTCGGTAAAGCACACGAGCACGTCGGAGGTCGCCCACTTCTGAGCACCGTCGTCCGACCAGTCATAGGCGGCACTTCCGGGTTTCACAACGGCGGCCTCACCCTTGACACCAACGCGGATTTCAACCGCATCGGTCAAGGACGTGGCGAGGTCGGGCAGGTACTTGGAGTTTCCGTAGTCGTCGACGGCATCCTCATTGAGGGAGCCCTCGAAAACGTAGAGATCAGTGCCGTTCTTATCCTGCACCTTCAGGGTGATGACATCCTGATCAGCATCTTGGCCATCAGCTTTCGTGCCTTCGGCATGGAAAGAGAGCTTAATGCCGTCGTTGAAGCATTCGAGGTGCTTCACGGCAATGAAAAAGTCCGACGGCTCCTCGTCGGAGACTTCGAACGTGTACTTGGGCGGCTCATCTTCGGTAGCCTTGATGACGGCCCACTTGATCTTGGCTTCGGCGGTCTTGACGAGACGCTGCACGACGCACTCATAAGCGCCGTTGTTCAGTGCTTCCACGACGTGCACCCATGCCTCGTTGAGTGCATTCTTGCGAATGGGTTCGCCCGAACCGAGCTTCGTGTACACATTGCCCGAATTCACCTTGAAGGGCTTATCGATGCGGCCTCGCGTGGCGCGCATCATGATGCCGAAAACTTGATCGGCATTGTCAGTCGACGGGACTTCGGAGGCGTCGCGCAGCGGGTTGAGCTGGACGCCCGGTTCCGAACCGAGCTGACGAACAAAAGCTACAGTCATTTTTTCTCCTAAGCGTTAGCGGTCTTTCGAGAGGGACGACCGCGACGACGAGGCGCAACTGCTTCGACCGTTTCGACGGCTTCGGCGGGCTCCTCCTCGGTGGATTCAACCGTTTCGGCGGCCTCGGGCGCATCAGCTTCAGCCTCTGCGGCAGGTGCTGCGGGCTCCTCGATCTCGTCGGCCACGGCATAGCAAATCGTCGCGCCGTGAACGATGCGATTGAGCTCAGCAATCTGCTCGACTGACGACACAAGCCCCATCAACTGGTCGTGGCACTTGATTTCAAACGTCCCGACGGACTCGTCCGATGAAACATGAGCCAGTTCGATGCCTGCGGACGGGATGATGAGCGCGAACGGGCAACGATTCCGCACCGTCAGACGTATCGGAAACTCTGCATTCGCGAAGAACTCGCTGATCGGCTTGAATGCGCTCCCCTCTTGAGACAGAGAGGGAGCGCAAAGGTTGAAGGTCTTAACCATTCCTTGCGTTCCCCCTTGATCGTTAAGCAGCGTTGAGGTTGGTGACGTTCAGGAGAGCGAAACCATGAGCGCTCGGGTCATGCGGATTGACACACGTGAAGTTGCGGGCGTAGAAGCCTGCACCCTGACGGAGGTCGGCGTTGAGGCCGAGCGGCATGACGGACGGGGCAACAGCTTCGCCGAGCACGATCGGATTGCGGGCAACGTCGGGAGCGCGGCCGATACAGAGAATCTGAGCGGACGATTCCGTTTCGTTGAGCAGCTTCGGCGTGTAGTAAACGTCGTACTTCTTGAACAGACGACCGAGGCGATAAATGCCCGGGCGGGCGGAGATGCCGGACGGCTCAAAAGCAGAGAGACCCATGAGTTCAGCGGCAATCTTCTTACCCACGTAGAGGTGGGAAATGCCGTGAGACATCGTAGCTTCGGCCATCTTCTGGTCGAGTTCGCCAAGGCGCGGGGCCATATCGCGCCACACTTCGGAGCGGGCGTTGTCCTGATGCTTGCGGGCTTCGCCGAAGTCGAACGCGCCAACGTTGTTCTGAGCGAGTCGCAGGCCCTTAGCAATCGCCTGATAGTGGCGTTCGTTGGCGAACTGAGAATTGATGGCGAGGACGGACTCGGAGTACGGATCAAGACCGAGTTCGTTGGTCATCTGCGTGCGGGCGTCAATGCTCTGGCGCGTGTAGGCGCGCCACGGGTTGGCATAGAGCTTGAACGTCTCGACCTCAGCGATAACGGACGGCGTGATGGAGGCGTCCTGTTCGTAGTCAATGAAGCCCTCAACGGTAACCGGGACTTCCTTAGCGAGGAAACCGCCGTCACCATCCTTGCAGAGCAGTGCATATTCGCCAGTCGTGACGTTGATCGTACCCGTGATGGAGTAAGCCTTGCCGCCAACGTCGATGCTGCCGGAGATCGGAGATTCGGCGGTGGAACCGGAGCCAACGTCATAAGCGGCGGGACGGCCGTTGACGTAGACAATAGTGCGGCCGCGCATGATCTTGATTGCTTCGCCGCTCTGGTTGCAGTGGTCAAAGTCCGTCTGGATGCGGGTAAGCTTGCCCGTCACGTTGCCGGAGTCGTCGGGATTCGACGTATGGACGCGGGCGGACGTGAGGTAGGGATTGCCAGAGTTCACGCCGTCGAGCGAACCACCAACAGCATAGGCACCATGCAGCGTGCCCGCCTGATGGGACAGAATGGCGAGCTTGGCCTCATTGGAGCCGATGTCGGCAGGCAGGTAGTGTGCGAACGGAATGGCTTCCGTGAGCGTAGAGAGAATGGCCACGACGGCGCGGTTCGGCTGCAGAGAACCATTGTCAGAGTGGTTCGAATCTGCGGAGTCGAAGTGGTACTTGCGGTGGGCAAGATTCGTCGTGGCATAGGCGGAGTGGAAGGCCTGCTCGATCACGTCAGCCGGAGCAGCCATGCCGTGTGCCGTTTCGTAGGCCTTGCAGCCGTCGAGAATGGCGCGCGTCAGGAGGTTGCGCTCGGCATCGTCCTTGGCTTCATCGAAAACAGCTGCAATCGTGTCGGGGACGGCAACGCCCGCATTGGCCTTGATGTTGGTTTCGACAAATTCTGCACCAGCGGCGGAGTCGAAAACGTGCTGTTCGTTGTCGGAGGCGGCTTCGGAGAGGCCCTTAACGAACTTCTGGACTTCGGCGGTGCTGCGCTTGAAGTATTCAGTCATTTTTCCTTCTTTCCATGAAAAAATTGGAGACTTTTCGGCACTACGCCGATACAGCCCATTTTCAAACTCACGGAAAGAAGGAAATCGCGGTTTTTTCCTATTTTGAGCGTTTAGCTTTCAACCTTGCGGCGGGCGGCAATGTCAAGCTCATCACGGCGGTGACAGACATAGCGCACCGTAAAGGGGGGGATGTTTGAGACGGTTTCCATCGTCACGATTTCATAGGCCAGTTTTGCGCAGTCGGGATGTTCGCCCAAGAGAAGATAAACCACATCATGATTTTTCAGGTCAAAGTAGTCATCGTCGGACGCCTGCGCCTCCAACTCGATCAGGAAACGGAATTCACCACTCGCGCCGATATTCGCATCTAGAGCGTCCACCATGGGCGCGGGCTGGAAGGTTTCGGCGGGCAGTGCGTAGCCGTTCCCCATGTATTCGTAGTCGTAATCTTCCTCGTCGCCGGAGTCAATGACGCCCATGCCGCCAAAAGTAGGCTTGCCAGCCGCTTCGCCGTCCGCCTCTCGGAGCGTGTGCTTGCGGAAGATTTCGCAGTTAAAGGTATTGGGGTGATTGCGCACCACGTTTCGCGTCAAGCGATTGAGTTGGTTCGGGACATTCCACAGCATGATGAGTTTCCTTTATTCGCCAGCGGCGGCAAAGAGGGCGGCAGCCTGCTCCGCCGTCAAGCCGTATTGCTTGATGAGCAGTTGGACCTTCGGATTTTTTAGAGCATTCTGGGAGGAATTTGCTCCAACGGCGCGGGACGCTCCCGCCGTCTTTGCGGGCTTTTTCGTCTCTTGGCGGCCAATGTTTTCTGCGGCGCGGGACCGACGCTTGAGCGAGATTCCACTGTGAGACTCGGACCATTTTCGCTCCTCCTCTCGCTGCCTCTGTCGCTTTTCCTTCGCTCGAAGGGCACGCGCATCGGCCTTTGCCTGCTCTTCGGCATTGCGAATGGCGCGAGGATTCTTGACCTCGCGTACCTTGTTCGCTTCCTTTTGGGTGATTTGAGTGCGCGGATCGTCGCGCATATTCTCACCGTCATAGGCTTTCAGGTGCTTGATGAGAAAGCGAAGGACTGCGGGCGAATGCAGGAGTTCCGTCATCACGCGGATAACGTGCTTGCAGGCCACGCCCTTCAAGCCCGGATTTCGGATTTTCGGATAGCCCGTTTCGGGGCGTCCTGCATAGAAGCCGCCAATCGTAGCGAGATAACGGAAGTAGTAGCGGTGGCGTTCGCAGTCGCACTCAAAGGCGACCTTCCCCTTTCGGAGATTGTCCGCCACTCGACGGTAAGCACCTTCATCCTTTGACGAAATGCCTGCTAATGCACCCAATGCGTTCTCCCACTCTTTGAGACGCACCAGTACCACGTGGCGACTTGCGCGGGATTCACCTCCACTGGGCGTAATGAATCGCAGATCACCGCCCACAGCGGACACCAAGATGGCGGATGTGATTTGCCGTCGTGCCTTGTCAACGTCCGACCTAACGCCGCTTCTCAGAGCATCGGCGGCGGCGTAATTGAGCGGCCTGCCCTTCGCAAGATTCAACACCTGCTGCGGAGTAATGCCGCCCTGCGATTGCGTCGCGGCAATGGCGTTGCCCACGTTGGCGCGGAATGTCGCCAAATCTTCGGGCTTGAGTGCGCGGAGCTTGCCGCCCAAAGTGGTAAGCAGGTTGCGATTCAGCTTATCACCCAGCACCTCATTTCGAGAAAGAATCGTAGAGTTGACAGTTTTCGCGGCGCGTTCGCGGGCCTCAAGGTCCGCTTTCATCTTTGCAGCAAATTCGGTGTCATGCCCCTTGATCTTGCCTAGCCAAGAGGCCTTGGGCATTTTCGGGGCCGTCGGTGCTTTCGGTGCGCGAGGAATGGTGACTTTGATTGCCATAGTTACGCATCCAACCACAGAGGCGCGTAGTTCTCGCGCAAATCTGCCTGAGACTCGAACCCCGTCTTGCGCTTGATGCGGATGAGTTCGCGTTCACTGGGTAGCACAATCACTTTCTGCGGCAATGCCTGATCGAAAGAGTCGATGCCCGCCGCCGCCATTACGCACAGATATTCATCCCTGCGCCCGTACACACGTCGAGAGACAAGAGAAAGGTCATAGGCTTCATCAGGTTTAGTCGCGTAGAAAATGGCGTTTCGATCCCATTGCTTCGCGGAAAGCGCAAACTTGCGGACTTCCCGAAAGAAAGCGGCGGCGGCGCGCGTATCGGTGTCAATCATCCTAAAAGCCCTCAAATCGTCATGAGTACGGAATTCCCGCGCAAGATGTCTAGCATCGTCTCAGTCATCACTACGGTGTCTTGAATCTCGCCCGCGCGAACGGCGTAAAGGCACGTCGCCAGCACGGCCAGCTGGGCGTTAGTGATGTTGGCGTTCACGCGGAATTTCTTGCCGGACTCGTTCATAGTGTCGAACTCAATGGCCGAATCCGGATTCGTTCTTACGGCTCTATCGCCAAACGAAAGGCGCGTAGAGAGGCCGTCGGTCGAAACGCCGTTGCGCATCGCAAAGTAGGCGTCAATCGCATCAGGCAATTCCTTTTCCGAAAAAAGCTTGTCGCACGATACGGCGGAAGAATTGGCGATCACCATGCAGTCGCCCACGCGGTCCTGCCTGTAGCCCGATTCAACCGAAACGGCGAGAATGCCCGACGTTTCGTCATAGGCACTGAAAACCGTTGCAGGCTGCCCGCCGTAGCCTGAGATTGAAGCCTGAACTTTTATCATTCCACGTCATCCCTGTCGGGAGCCTCGCCTACAGCGTTTTCATAGCCCGTCGGATGGCCCGCAATGGTCATCTGTTCGACAATCGGGTAGCCTGCAGGGTCATACTCGTCGCCTGGGATGCCCTTGCCGTCATGCGGCTCCCCTTCCCTCGGACCACTGATGAGCGGAATCGTACACTTGAGCGTCAAGTCGACTGCCAGCACGGTCAGATTGTTCGCTTCGGTAGGCGTGAGAGGTGCGAGGGCTTCAGTCGTTTCGAGCTGCGCGGGGTAGCGCACGCGGAATCCCGCGTACTCGTAATCAACCCAAAAACGGCGGTTTTCCACGGCGTCGACGAATAGGAGAAACTGCGCCGCGATACTGCGGGCGGTAGGCTCATCAGAAGCGAAGATTGCGCACTGCACACGCACATCAGAGGCGACAGTGCGCACCTTGAAAACGCGCCCCTTTTCATCATCGGGGAAGCTCATATAGTCCGCGTTGGCTATCTGCCTGCCGTAGTCGCGCCCGGTTGGCGTCACGTCTCGCGCGAAGGCAACAAGGATCACGGGTAAGTTGTGCGGGCGCGTGTTGGAGCCGAAGTCCTTTTGAATGTCGGCGCGCAGATACTTAGCCAGCAGGTCCTCGGCCATGTCAATCATGCGGGCGGGCGCAAGCATCACGGCGTATTTGAAAGGACGGCGGCAGTACTCGGCCATAGGCTTAGTCGTGGGGACCAACTGATCGAAAAAGCGGCCCATGTAATGCCCGAAACCAACCTTGAGTTCTTGAAACATCTTGCGCCCTCCCAGCGATTAACGGCCCAAAAGGCGGTCGAAAACGGGGTGCGCGGCGCGAAGGTCCACGTCCGTCGGCTTTTCTTCTTCGGGCTTCTCGAACTCAGGCAAACGCACGCCGTTGAAACTGCGGAAATACGCGGCATCGGAGCGCATTCGATCTGCGGCGGTGCGGCCTGCACTCACGGTGCCGAAACTCACGGAATCAAGGGCCTCCGCAACGTCGCGCCCGGTAGCGGCAGCAGAAAGGAGCTGTTCATTTTCCGCCGTGAGTTTTTCGATGCTTTCATTAGCAACGTCGAGGGCAGTCTCGTAACGCTTGACAAGCTCCATAACGCCGCGCAACTGTTCGCCTTTAATGGCGGCTTCAACATCGTCAAGCGTCATGCCGTCGCAGTTCACGCCGTCGAGAGTCCAACCGCGATTAGTGGAGTAGTTCGGCTCCAAAACATAGTCGAAGCCGTAGAAGGCGGGCGCGGTCGCGTCAATGGCGGACGAAAAGCCGCCCACGCGGTTCATAAAGAGACGGGAGGCAATCTTGCCCGAGTCGGTGTCAAGGAATTCCGCCTTATGTTCAATCGTGCCGTCAGGATAGGCGCGAAGGAGCGTCGTAACGAGTGCAGGCTCCACAACAGCGGGCTTGCCGCCCTCGATGCCGCCCTCCGCCGGGTAAATGCCGAACTTCTGCCGCGGCCAATGGCCGTAGTACCCCAACATATCGCGCTTGCGAACACGCTCCTGACAGGCAGGGGAATTGATTGCCTTGACGATGGCGGCAATGTCGAAATTTCGGTCCTTGCCACGATAGCGGCGGCCGCGATCCTTGAGGTTGTAACTGATGATTTTCGTTTCCATGATTAGCCTGGGCGTCTATGGTGAATGTCCACTGATTATCAAGCCGCGAAAGGCAGCGGCTCCCGCCGTTTTTCCGCCGCGAACAGACAAAAAAAGGGAGAAGCCCAAAGGCCTCTCCCTTCCCAATCGCACTCTATACCACCCGTATGGATTACTCATACGTACCATGATTACTGGCCATAGATTTGCCGCGAGGGAACATCCGACTTTAGTCGGGTGAGGAATCGCGGCTTACTCCTTTCGTTGTCAAGTTAACAATGGGGTTTGGCGGATACCCGCAGGTTCCGCCTTCTCGGCCCGAAGGCCGGTTAGCATCCTTCGCCAATGTTGGAAGTGGTTTCTTGCCTGCAGCACCACTCCTACCTCTCAGAGCTTTTAACCACAGACCGCAGAGCGTGGAACTAGGATGAACATTCCACGGTGCCTGTACATTCCCAACCAACGTAGCTCGCCTCCCGAAGGAGGTTTGCTGAGGCTAGTCAATCAAGGCTTTTACAAGCCTCTGCCTTCAGACAGGGGTTATTGACCATGGCGCACAGGAAACAACACTTTTCGAGCGATCACGCGCCCCCGCGCGTTGAAACTACTGGAGAGGCGTTGCCGCCCCTCCGTAGCTCGTCGATCACTGCCTAGCGGATAACCCTATGACAAGGAAGATCTTAACTCAAAGAAAAAATCCCGCAGGGCTTTTACGGTATCTGTGGGCAAAAAAAATGAGGCCGTGATGTGAGGCGGCCTCAAAAGGGACAGAGCTGTGTTTGCACAGGGTTATGAGCAAGCGTGGAAAGGCTCATACACAACTAGGGTAGCACCTTTCCGAAAATCCGCAGGACTTTTGCGGTATCAAAAAAAAACGGGCGAACGCGCCAACGTCCACCCGTTCGGTCTTTTCAAGGGGCTAAGCACACATCTTAGCTTGACGCCCATATTAGCACACCTAAAGCCCCTCGATGTCCGAGAAAAGGCTGTCGGCCACGTGCATTAGCTTAGACGCCTGAGTGTCGCCCGTCTTTGCCGCCGTGTCTGAGGCCATGTATGAGCAGTTCTCAAGAAAGGCGAAGCTCATGCAGTCAATCATGTCAGGGGATTTAATCCCCTCCTTGCGCATATTCTCTTTCGTCTCGATGACGTATCGCAGTGCGCCCGTGTCGGAGAAGTGGTACGGCAGGCGGGTAGCTTGGTCAATGATCTTTTCTTTGGTCCGCTTGTCAAGTTTCATGCGGATCACTACGCGCCCTTGTCGAACAGCGTCACGGAAGCGCACCATTGCACACGCACGCAGGTTGTAAAAGCGTCCCCGGTACTCGTTTTTAAAACACGGCTGCCCCCAGTTGATTTTGTTCACCTGTCCACCGTCACGCTCGATCATCTGGTTCACCATTGCGCCAATGCCGCCATTGTCCACATAGAGCGAGGAATTCGAGTAGCGGCCCGTCTGCTCCTTCAGTTCGCCCGCCAAATCAATCGCTTCCTTGTCATTGGAATTGAGCGGCAGGGCTATGAACTCGACGCGTCGGGCGTAGGGTCCCTGATCCTCTGAGCCGATAACTTTGGCAATCCAAATCACCGACTCGTCGCGGTACTCGCCTAGAGCAACGTCGCACAGTACGACATAGCCATACGGCTCATCGTCGCCGATAATCTGACGGTCCTCGAAAACGCGCTCAATGTCCACGCGCGTCATCAGTACGTTAGATGTCGACTGAGCAAAAAGCCCCAGCACGCGGATTTGGTACTCCACGGAATTCCGCCCGCCCGCCTCCAATTCACGGGCGCGCAGCCAGTCGGCGGTGACGAAAGGGGACCGCTCCGACGAAAAGCGCAGAGCCTCCCAGATACCGCCGTTTTTCTTGGCGAGCGTGTGATGAGTGTCGTAGAAAAAGCCCGCGCACCTTGTGCCCTGGGACGCCAGCAACGTGCGGTTGGCTCCCTGAGTCTGAGTACCGTTGATAACGTCAAAATGCTTGTCGGAAACGCCTGACGCTTCGTCGACGATGATGAGCTGCATATAGCGGTGCTTACCCGCAATACTCGTCGCCTGCCCGGGCTGTAACGCTAACTGATTGATAAACCACTGAGACTCATAGCCCTTGACGTAAACCATGGTTTTCGTGATTTCGTAGTAGTCATTGATCCATGCGTGCGGCCCGTTGGCTATCTGCAGGCGGGTATCCTGCATTTCCTTCCATACGCCATTGGCAACCTGTTGCACCACAGGCGCGCCGATGTATGTGTTGGATCCGATTTCGATTTTTCCCTCATAGATTGCGACGGGATGGCACAGCAGGTGCCATAACGCCACTCGCGCGAAGGCGGCGGTCTTGCCCGTGCCCGTGCCAGATACCACGGAAACGCGTGCATTCTCGCAGCGCATGGCCTGAAATAGGTCTATCTGGTCCCCAGAGGGGATAAAGCCAGTACACTCAATGGCGAATTTAAGCGGGTCCGCGTGGTAGCGGTCCACAAAATCCTGATAACGGGGATCATCAAAGATGTTCCCTTGTTTCTTGCCTCGAACTGCCATTACTCGCCGTCCTTCTCAATCACAACGGCGTCTACTACGCCGTCATCTAAGCCGCGTTCACGGTCCACAATCGCCTGACGTTCGCGCGCGAGGCGCATTTTTTCGTTGTAAATGCGCAATAGCTGTTCGGTCGAGACGGCCTCGACGGTCTTTTCTTCCTCTTTCTCTGCAAACAGTCCGAGTGCCTTGGCTAGCATTTCGGTTGCCTTTTCCTTCGCGCGGACGATGACTTGCGGACCTTCCTTAGTCAAGACATAGCCGCCATAAAGTTGACGCGCCCCCGGTGACAAAGTGCTTGTGTCGGGCGGCGGCGTGTAAACCTGTCCTTCGCCGTGGCAGACGGTGCAATCGGCGTTAGGGGCGACATTAGGGTCCACGAACGTGAAGGCGGTGGCGGGCGGGAATTCGCCGATATCTTCGCCGTCGGGGCCGCCCAGCATTTTCAGGCGCAAGCGATTGTGCTGCGCCTTTTCCTTTTCGTAGCGTTCCATGGTCATCTGCGGCGCACCGTCTTCGGACCAACAATACGGGCACGGAATGTGCCTGATCGGCATAAGTTCCCCCACGTCGCACGCAACGATGTCCACCAACAGTTTCACCATGGCGTCCGCGTCCACGCCTAACGCAAAACAACGCTTTTCGACGGCTGTGCGGATAGCCGATTGGACGGCGGGGCGTTGAAAGGTGCGGGCAATGTGTCCCTTCGCAAATCCCGCCGCCCGAAAGGCGCGGGAGGCGTTGAAGTCCTTCAGGTACTCCGAAACGAGAACCCGCTCCTTTTCGGACAAGCCGCCTTTTTGGTCAAATTCTGACGGCGCAGCGAGGGCGGTTCCCACCCCTTCCGTTTCTTGTCTCGCAACGGTTTTAGGGCGTTTCTGTTTCTCGTTTCTCTGTTTCTCCGTTTCTCTACGATGAGAAACAGAAACGGGAGAAACGGTCTTGGTCCACTTCTGAGAACGGATCTTGTTTTGAACGGCTTGGCGCGTCATCGGCAGGTTGTACTCTTTCACGAGCCAGGCCGCGCCGTCGCGAGGGTCCTGCTCCCACAGCTTGCGGATTTTCGCCCAGTCAATACCGCTCATTCATCCCTCCCGTCATCCTCGAAAAGTTCGCCCTGTCGACTGTCACGGCGGATATGCTTGCATTCCATGTGAAAACGTTTGAGCTTGGCGCGGCTTTCACGGGCGGCCATGACGCACCGTTCGACGTTGCGCAGCAAAGTTGCGCCGCCGCGCATTTCCTCAAAGGATTCGTTTAGCTCCCTGAATTTGGTCAGGGCCGTGTCAACTTCAAACACTTCGCCGATACAGGTTTCGACTGCGCCGTCGATAGTCTGCATCCGGTCGTTGCAACGGCGGATGACCTGCATGTCCCGTTCGCGTGCGCTTTCCCATTCCTGAAGGAGCCACGCGCTAGTTTCACGCTCCTGGGTCATGCGCGCGCCCGTGTCCCAGTCTGCGGATAAGCCGAAAAGGTAGTCGATGGAAACCTGATAGATGCGCGCGGCCTTTGCGATTACGACAAGCGGGACCGTTTTGGAGTTAACGGCCCTTTCCATTTTCGAGAGTTTGGAGGAATTGCGATAGCCGAATAATCTGGCCGCTTCCTGTTGGCTCATGTTGTTGAGTTCCCGCGCTTCCTTGAGGCGGGTCCCGATTGTCTTGACAAGTTCGGCGTTTTCGTGTCGGTTTTGCTCGCTGGTGCGCACGTGTAATTACCTCCTTTTCGGAGCCTTTCCTATCCTGCCGTGCTTATGAGAATGTCCACGCCGGGGGTATCTGCGTACCCTTTGATGACGTGACAATCGGTTACCTGTGAATCGTCGGCGTAGATTATGCCATTTAGCGCATCAAGAATCGCCTTGCCAAGGTTATCGGCATCAGGCTTGGTGATGTGCGGGTATGCACCTGAGAGCGCGGCGGCGCGTTTCTTTTTCGTCCATGATTGCGGGACGGAAAAGGCCGCGCGGATGGTGACGCGGACAGCAGCGGGCTTTTCGACAAGGCTAAAGCCTGCTGCCAGCATCGCTATCTTTGCGGCCTGGGCGATTGTGCGCTCATAGTCTGCGGTCTTGGCGGGCGTGTATGCCCGTGCGTGCCCGCCCCTCATGCATACGCGCGGGCGGGCTTTTCCGACGGGTTCGATGTCCACGCGAAAGGCAAGCGCATCAGGCAAACCGAGCACCTCCCATGAAGAAAAACCACATTGCCCAGAGGGCGACGGCAGCAAGGATTGCGCACAGGATTTTTTCGGCCAATTTCTGATCCTCCTTCCAAAGAATGAGCAGGACAAAGGCGACTAGGTAAACCGAAGTGATGATGATGTACGTCGTATCGCTATCGCTCAATGTCCGCTCCAAATGGTGACGAGTTCCCGCGCCGCATTGAGCGTCAGTCGCAGGCCCGACGCGGCCATGTAGTACACGGTTGCGAAGGGCAGAGAAATCATCGTCATCGCCCACCAACCGAAAAGGAACAAGGTCTTAGTAAGTTTCCGTCTCATCAAATGATTTCCTTGAGATACATCCACACGCCCCAGAGCAGGGCGCACATGGGCACGACAAGCATGAAAATCCGCGCGATAAAAGCGAGATAGCCCGCGTCGTGTCGGTCAAGATACTGAGACAGGAACCCGAAGAAAATCACGACGAGAACAGACAAAACAAACGCTTCGCCAAAGTATGACGGCATCACTTACTCCCGTCGAAAATGTTGAAACTCATGGTTCTAATTCTCCCTTTCGGCTTGCAGGCAGGGCGCGCACGGTTTCCTGATAACGCTCCCCGAGTCTTTCCCGAAGGATCTTTAGGGCGCGCTCTCGCTGCTCGATCCGTTCGGGCGCGGCGGGCTTGAAGCGGGCGCACATACGCGAGGGATTTTCGATTTCCTGCAGGACGTTCCATGGTCCACCCCGTCTTTCCTCATGATCGCAGTAGCCGCGCCCCGTGACGAAAAGCCATTGAGGCGTGCGCTCGGATCCTGCGAGATAGTCGCAATCAAGACATCGGACGGGCTTCACTGGATGCCTCCGGCAGCTTGAATCTTCGCTACCCATGCGTCATGAACTTGACGAGCAGCATCAATGCGCAGACTGTCTCGGCGGGCTTCAGGGAAACGCCACGCCACGGCCACGCCCGAGAAAATCCCGCGTGACACCTGAGTGACGTAGGTGGGGGCGCGCTCCCCGTGCGGGACATCGAGCTTGCGCCCGCGCCGCGTTTCGATCCTCCACCACTCGCCTGAATGGGACTGAAGGAGCGTGACGCGCGGATAGCCTTGACGGCCAACGCTCTCATGACGGATTTCGGCACAAGCTTCGTCGGTCATTCTCGCCCCCTCCGCGCCTTTTTCAGTCTTTCGATTTCGAGGTCCTGGGCGCGCAACTTCGATTCGAGTTTTTCAATCGCTTCGGAGATTTTTGCCACGGCGTCATCTATTGCTTTCTCCTCCTTTGAGACGCAGGATATGCCCCCCATTCCGACTATCACCACTACGCCCAAAACGATGAAATAGACGCACAAAACAATCGAATCGTCGCTCACTAAAAGCTCCTTAAAACGTCAGGCCGCCATAGAACGCGCTAGAACGCGTTTCACAGCCTCGGATATAAGAACAATCACGGAAGGTTCGCCGGGCGCGTCTATGCGCCTCTATGCCATTCCTGAGGGGTTATCGGGTTCACAGCTCCCGCCGCAGCTCGTCGATTTCCTGCTCAAGCCTCCGGACACGCACATCGAGGCGTTGATTTTCCTGTTCGAGCATTTCGACGCGGCATTCCATCGCGTCAAGCCTTTCGGAAAGGCGCGCGGTCCTTTCTTCCGTCGCCCGCTCGAAGTCCTTAGCCCGTTTGCTCATTCGGTTGGCGTAGTCCATGAGCGTCCGCGCGGAAAGCGGCTTGTAAATGCCGTAAGTCGCAACAAAGGCGCACAGGCAGATCAGAACGCCAAAGACGGCGCGCAGTGTGTCGTCGGTCATTTTTCATCCTCCATACGGGCGCCTTCTGCCGCCCAGCGCTTTCTCATCGGTCCACCCTCGACGAAAGAAGGCGGAAAACGGTCGCCTGCAGTTTGTCTACATTCATGCGCAGGATGTTCACTTCCCTCCGCAGGTCCTGTACTTCCTTAGCGGACCTGTACTCCCTGAGGGCCGCCCAAAACAGGTAGAAGGCGGTCGCCCCGAAGCCGATTCCGACTAGGAAAATCCTCATCTTTTCTTCGATCAAAACAGGTCCTCCTGTGCCATCGGACACGCTCTGCAGTTGTGTGCACTAAACATCAAAACGCCTCCTCTTTCCTCAGTTAAGTTCAAGCGCCTTTCTGGCATTGATGCGGTCGCGTAGGCCGCGGCGGAAGTCGGTGGTAATGATGCTCACGTAGTCCGCGCACTCGCGCACACGGGAGGCAACGAGGGGGCCGACATATTCGTCGAACTTTGACTGACGGCCGTTGACTTCTTCGATGCCCAAGTTCGTGACGATGAGTGTGGGCTTGTCGTTTCGGTACCGGGCGTCAAGGATTCGCGTCAGCAGCTTGGATTCGAAAGCGGACGGATCGGCGGCCACGTCATCGAGGCACAGCACGTCCAGTCGTGCGAGATCGGCAGTCACCTTCGCTTCGGATACGCCCTTACCGTCCTTTTTGTGGTACGTGTCCTGAATCGCGCGGACCAGGTCGACGCAAGCAACGAACCGGACGTTCAGCCCCTTCGCGTCGCGCAGAGAGTTGAGCGCAGCACAGGCGAGGTGCGATTTACCCGTACCCCACGAACCCGAAATCACCAGCCACGGGGTTTTGCCGTCCTTCACAGCATTCGCCCAACGGCAGACGCGCTTGAACCCTGCGCGTTGAACATCGTCAAACGGATCGAACCCCTTAAGCGTTGCGCGGGCAAACTTCTGCGGAATGGCGGCAACCTGTGCGAACAGTTCGGCGGCCTGCTCATCGTACTTGCGGCGAAGATAGCGATTTTCCGCCATGCCGATCAGTGCGCCTTCGGTGTAGGCAATGCCATCACGCTCGAATTCACTGCGCATCTTTGCGATCTCAACGAGCAGTTCAGGCTCAAGCGCTGGTTCATCCGCAAGCGCGTTAGAAGCGGGGTTCGGGTTGAGCTTGATGCGTCCCAAAATTTCGGTCAGAGACGCGACGTTTTCGTCTTTTCGGTCAAACATTTTTCGGTCCTTAGAAAATCAATCCGTCTTCGATCATCTGTTGGCGTTCAGCCTTGAACGCTTCTCGATCAATCGGCTTTGGTGCTTCTGTAGGCGGTTGACACACGCCAATGCCCCACTGGGGATCGGTATGCAGGTTTCTGCTGTTCGTTGGGCTTCCGTTGGTTTTTTCGTACCAATCGGCTTCAAAGCCTGTCCAACCCTTCTCGAGTTGGTACTCCATAGCCTCAGCAACGGTGATGCCTGCTTTGCCCGCCTCACGAATCAAGCCGTCAAGCATTCGTTGCGTGACGCTTCCGGACTTGCGCTTTTTGTGCGCGTACCACTCAGCCCAAAGTTCGTCAGAAACTCCTTCGGGTTTTTCGACGGGAGCGGCCTTAGGGGCCTTCGGTGCGGCGGATTTTTTCTTTGTTTCTTTCTTTTCTTCTTTATGGTTATTGGTTATTGGTTTATGGTTATTGGTTAAGGGCGACTGGGTTGCCAGTGGGTTGCCAGTGGGTTGCAACGCAATAGGTGCGCTCTCACCAGTCGGTTCTTTCCCTTCTGTGGCAACGGTTTTCTTTGCCCTCTTCTGAGCGTTTCGCCTGTTCTTTTCAGCCATTGCCTCATAATCAGCAATGATTTTTTCGCAACGTTCGCTATAGAAAAGCCCGTCGCGTTCTTCAAAGCAGAGCATCAGCACCGCATCTACAGCACCTTCGCTTGCCAAACGCTTGATCGTCGAAACCCAGTGGCTATCCAGTGGCTTGCCAGTGGATAGATACCTGTCGACCATGTCGATGTACAGCCCCTTTTGTTCAAAGGTCATGTACTTCGTTTCGACGGCAAAGTCCCCAATGTTGTGGGAGTAATAGTTCATTACCCCTCCTGTTTTGCTGGCTTGCGCAGCACGACCCAATCAACGTCGGGGCGCAACTGCTCGCACCTGATTTGACCGCCCGTCTCACGCTCGATGATCGGACACCAACGTTCGGGGATCGGCCGTCTGCCCAAATAGACATGGTTGACCATGCCGGGGGTAACGCCCAGAACCCGAGCGGTTTTCTTTTGAGAGCCGAAAAAACCGCAAACGGCTGCGAAGGCAAGATTTTTCATACCGCGAAATATATCACCGATATTTTGCACGGTCAAGTCAACGATACACCTCTTTTCGGATATCATTGCTATAGTTATTGGAGGCCGATATGCTTACGCCAGATCAAGAGTTGGAATGCAGGAAACTGAAGGCGATCTTCCTTCAGAAGAGCCCGCTTTCACAAAAAGCGTTTGCAGAAAAGTACGGTTTCGGTACGCCTGCAAACCTAGGTCAATACCTGAATGGTCGACGCCCACTAAACGTCAATCTGTCTGCGCGACTTGCCAAAATCCTTGGCGTCGATATTGCGGACTTTAGCGTTCGCCTCGCAAAAGAGGCTGCTACTTTAGGTATCGACACTGGAGCGAAAACGAACGTCTCCCAAATCAAAACGCGACAGAACAAGAGGATTCCTATTCTTTCTTTTGTGCAAGCAGGCCATCTGACAGGGAGCGGTCAATTACGCGAAAAGTTGGATGCCATTGATGTGGGTGACTATATCAATGTTGACGATGACTACAACGACGATGTGTTTGCACTGGAAGTACACGGGGCGTCAATGGAGCCTACGTTTACAGAGGGTGACATCATCATCATTGATCCAAATGTTTTACCTCGCCCAGGTGACTATGTGGTTGCGGGATGCAGTGGGTGTCCCGGCGAGGACGTGGATACCACGTTTAAAAAATATCGACCGCGCGGCTACAACAAAGACGGACGCGAATATTTTGAACTAGTCCCCCTCAACGAAGATTTCCCGACGATCTCAAGTGACATAACCCCGTGCGAGATTCTTGGCGTCATGGTTGAACACCGCCGCCAATACCGCCGCCGATAATCCTACTCATGCCCACCCTTTAAACCCCGCCTTCGCTGCGGGGTTTTTTCGTACCCTTGATGTATATCAACGATATGCCGTTTTCTCGTTAGCGGCAAATCAGTGATGTTGACCTTTCTGTCTATCGCTGATATATTGCGATTGTGCCTGATGAATCATTGATTTACGAGCACACACCCGCGACTGGAGTAGGACAAACACAGTATCTGAATCGGTTCTGCTACCTCTCACGGGGCAAGGCTACCCGACTGGCCCATTGAACCAGAAGGGGTGTAACCGGACGTGTGGAGCAGACCCGAATGCGATTCGGGACGCGAAAGCGGGGAGCGGCGGACGGTGTTGAGAGAGTCGCAAGACAGAGAGGTGCAAGCCTCCGAGCGGAGCGGCGCGGGGTGATCGAAAGGTTGAAACCGTGACGCTTAGGTTAAGAGCCACGCCCTCAGCAGAGCCGATTTCTAAAAGCATTCTTGCCTGTTCACTGGGCGGGTGAGAGTGCTTCTAGAAATTCACTAGGAGGCAAACCTATGGGGTACGAATCAGAAACGCCCTGAGCGGCATAGCCGCGTCTCGATCGAAAGCCGATTCAAGCGCCCTTGCCTCTTTTTTCAACGAATACCGAGTCATCGACTTGCGAGGGTGCTTGAACCAGTTTTCATGGAGAAAAACCTATGAGTCATGCAGAAATAGATGTGACGCGAGAGATATTCACGAGCGCACTGAAAAAGCAAAAGAAGCAAATCGTCTACAGCCTAAACGGATTGATCAATTCGGCATGGAGAGGAAACACCACGCTGCTTGATGATGACATTGCGCGCTTGCGCAATGAAGTGGAGGCTTTCGCCACCCTTCTGACGATGAATAGAGACGTTCGCTACAGAGGCGCGAAGTTGGCGGTCATCTTTGAGGATAAAGAAGCCGCCAACGAGGTCAAGCCTTAAACACGTTCCTTCGGCTTTTCCAAACCTTCATGGACGTAGGCCTCGTCATCGAAACGATCGATCAAGTCGAGAAGCGAACTCAGCTGCTCGCAATTGTCTTGAAGGGCTTGAAGGTCCGGGCGGTCCGAAATTGAAACTTGTCCAGTCTCTTCGCAACGATCAGCCTTGACGGGCTTCAACTGGATTGCCCCGCTCAACACATGAGCGAGAAAGATCAGATCGCGTTTTGAAAGTTTCAACTCTTCATTCATAAATCACCTTTCAGTGTTGGTTATTGAACTGTCGATTTGGGTTACCGACCGTCCAATGATCGCACTGAGAGGTGACTGCTTCAAGCACCTTCGCAGTTTTCCTGCGTCACCTCCCTACGTCTCGCTGCGAGGGTGCTTCAACCAGTCTTTTTTTCAACGGAGAAATGCATGACCTACGATCACGTCATCGTTACTGACGTTACAAACAGACTTAGCTTTATTTCGCAGGCGCAAAAGGACGGACGCCCACGCGAAGAAGATTTGAACGACCTGCAGAAGAATACGGGGGAGTCTCAGAAAACCAACTGCCTTCTGAGTCAGTACCTGACGAACAGCAATCCGTGGACACACGGAATCTGCAGGAAAGACACCCTGAAGGATAAACGAGCTTTCCCTCTGAACTAATGCTAGCCCTCGCACACGCCGGGGGCTTTTTTTATCGCCGTCTCGCGGGATGGCTACTAGGAGAACAACGATGACAAAAAGTGACTTCGACGTCAGGCTTGCGCATTACCTACGGTCGATTGGTCGCGAGACCTGCGGCGAGAACGACGTGCATGCGTTTGCACTCATGAGCATCGCGAACGCGGCGGCTCTCTACTTCTACATGAAGACCGAGCCGACGGTGATCCACTGTCCTCTCGCTGAGAAGTACGAGCAGGTCGCCTGCAACGTCCAGTGCGTCCTGGACGAACTTCCGTAACGACTTCGAGGGCAAACGGCGTGACGCAGATATGCGCCGGACCGTCGGTTTTGCAAATTGGCCCACGGTTCCCAAAGTGCGGAGCGTCTGCACTAAGAACTCCGCTGTAACCTCCGCGCTCCCTCACTTCCTTTTCGATCACTTAACCCGCCCAGTGTGAGGCATGACTATGACGATGTTTGAACACCTTCCCCGCTTTCTTCGTGGTTCGTTCGCCGACGAAATCGGCACGGAACCGCTCGACGCCCGCGTCGATGAGGCGAACAACCGCCTCGCGGACGTGATGCTGCTCGGCATCGCCGTCGCTGCCGCTCTGGGCGTTTTCTTCCTCTCTTGATAAGGAGTTCGCTATGGCACTGTATGGACCCGATTCCCCTCCTGATGAATGGTGGGGGACCAATGACGTGCGGATTGAAGATGACGTGATTTTCGATCCTGTCGAAGTCACCTTCCGCTCCCCGTTCATGTCGGACGCCGAAGCGTCCGCGTGTCCGGACTGCTGGGTCCCCTTCTCGGAATTCAAGCGGCTCAATCTCTTTCAGTACTTCGACGATGCTCAGAGTCTGATGGACGCAATGGACATCGTGTACCGCCGCGAAAAGGAGCTTGAGAGTCTGAATCGTTGCGACGAAACGCTCACGCGTGAAGCCCGTGAAGCCCGCCTTGAGGAAGAACACATTGCCCGCGCTTCTACGCAAAGGAAGGCGGCATGAGCGAGCGTGACGGACTGAAGATCATCGACCAGCTCCCGCTCGACTTTGACAGTAAGGCGTGCCCGTCGAAAGACGGCGCGCCTTTTTCGCGTCTGCTCAAGGCGGCTGCTATCGCGGCCGCACTGGGCGCGCTTTTGCTCATCCTCGCGCGCGGCTCATGGTCCCACTAGCACACAACCACCCCCAATCCACAAACCACAAATTTGAGTTTTTTCATCATGGCAAAAACTGAATTCCTTCCCGCGCCTAAGAGCGCAGACGAGGCCTTCGCACTGGCCGACCTCCTCGCGAAGTCCGAACTCCTTCCCAAGGATTTTCGAGGCAAGCCCTCGAACATCGTGATCGGCATGATGTGGTCCCACAATCTGGGCATACCCTTCCTTCAGGGTATGCAGTACATCGCCGTCGTGAACGGCAAGCCGTCTATGTACGGTGACGGCGCGCTTGCAGTCGTCATGGCGTCCGGACTCGTCGAGGACTTCAACGAGCAGGTGATCGCAACTCAGGACGGCAAGCTGTGCGCGATCTGCACCGTCAAGCGTCGCGGCATCGCCTCGCCTTTCGTCCGACAGTTCACCCAGCGTGACGCGGAAGTCGCCTTCCTTTGGAACAAACAGGGTCCGTGGAAACAGTACCCGAAGCGAATGCTTCAGATGCGCGCCCGCGCGTATGCCCTTCGTGACGCCTTCCCCGACGTGCTTTCGGGCATGAGCATCGCCGAAGAGCAGCAGGATGTGGCGGACTCCATCGCCGCCCCTGGGGCCGCCGTTTCGGCGACTGCGCAGGAAGCCGCCGCGGCCACTCGCAAGATGCCGCGTCGCAAGAGTGCGGCCAAGCCCTCGCCCGCGCCTGAACCCGCGCCCGCCGTTCATGAGGATGTGGAGGATATCGAACCCATCACCGCGCCCGCCCATGAGCCGGAACCCGTCGAGGCTGTCGAGGCCGACGGCGGAGAAGCTCAGTCCGCGCCCGTCGAGGATGAAGTGCCCGCGCCTGAAGTCCCGGCCATTGAGTGGCGGTCCCGCATCGAGGCCGCTGGCTCCTACGACGAACTCAAGGACGTGTGGCACAGCCTTCCCGCTTCTCTGCGCGCCGACACTGAAGTGACGCGCGCTTTCTTTGACCGTCGTGACGCCCTTGCGGTCGCCGCAAAGGGGGCCTGACATGAGGGCCGGAATCATCCTGACGGGTAAGCCGATCGAGGTTGATTTCGATGAGACTAAGCACGTGTACGCCACCCCTGAAGGCGTGCGCGTGCCGTCCGTAAGCGAGCTGCTACGCCCGCTTACGGCATCTGTCTACAGCGAAGTCGACCCCGAAGTTTTGCGCCGCGCGGCCGAATTCGGCACGGCGGTTCATGCCTGCACCGAATTTCTTGACGCGGGCGACCTTGATGAGGATTCGATTGATCCCGCGTGGGCCTCCAGCCTTGACGCTTACAAGGCGTTTTTGCGTGACTGCGCGCCCGAATGGAGCGGCGTCGAGTTGCGCCTCGCGTGCGAGCGTTACGCGGGCACGCTGGACCGCGTTGGCACGATAAAGGGCGAAACGTGGATTGTGGACCTCAAAACCACATCAACGATTCATGACCATGTAGGCGTGCAACTTGCCGCCTATGAGGCCCTGTACCGCGCGCATCACCCAGGATTCCCCGAAACCGCCGAAATCAAGCTAGCCGCCCTGCAACTCAGGAAGGACGGCACCTATCGTCTCGTTCAGTTCGGCTCTGCCGCCGACCGGGCGTGCGTCAACGCACTCATTACTCTTCGCAACTGGAAACTCAATCATGACTACTCCTAACATTGTCGCAATGGTGCCCCGCACTGTCGCCTATGAGGTCCCGAATCAGGCGGATCTTCTCACGGAAGGTGAGGCCGCTGTGAACTCTGCGAATTTCATGGGCGTCGCAATCGCTACCGAAGCGGACTGCGCCGCCGCCACCGCCGAAATGAACGCGTGCGCCAAGCGGCTCAAAGAACTCGACGCTCTGCGCAAGTCCATCACTAAGCCCATGGATGAAGCGAAGAAAGCCGTCATGGCCCTTTTCAATCCCGTGACAGAAAAGTACACGCAAGCCGTCGCCATTTATAAGGCGGGCATTGCGGACTACCAGCGCAGGATCGAGGCGGAGGCCATGGCCGCCCGTCTTGCCGCAGAGGCCACCGCCGCCCAGCAACGTCAGGCGTTGGAGATTGCCGCCCAGCAGTCTACGGACGCTTGCGAACGTGAAGCCCTGCAGGAAGCCGCCGCGTCCATCATTGCCGCTCCCGTCGCAGTTGCCGCGAAGGTTGAAGGCGCGACAGTGCGAAAGAAGCTCAAGGCCGAAGTTGTCGACCTCGCCGCTTTCCTGCGCTATGCCGCCGATCATCCGGAACTTCATGGATGCATCAGCGTTAAGGCGGGTGCGCTTGACCGCTATGTAGCCGCAACGGGCGGCGCGGTTGAGATTGCGGGCGTCAAGGTTCACGAAGAAACCACTATCGCCTGTCGATCCAATTAAGCCGCAACGAACAAAACCAGCAAGCAGGGACCGCCCACAACGGCCCCTGTTTTTTTATTTCTATGACTACTAAAAAACGTTCGACGCGACATCGTGCGGCGCGACTACGGGCCGATGACGCCCGACTACGCGTTCTGGGTGCTTTCACTACTGCCTCAGCACCGACCGGACTTCGACGCGGCAATAGAGGAACTGAAATCCCAATGTTTGTTTACGTCCTTTTGTTTATGTGTCTGTGCGGGTGCTTCTTTGTGCTTTTGCCGATCCTGTTGTCCAGCTCGGACATCCTCGCCATTCTTTTGGGTTTAACCCTTTTTCTCTTCCTTATTACCTCAGTTGCCTATCAACTTTGGAGGAAATTCAATGAATGACAATACCCTCATGGGCCTCGGAGTGGCCGCAGCAGTCGCCGTTGTCGGCGGCGTCTATCTCCTCTGCAACATTGAGACAGTACAAGCCGGATATGTCGGTGTGCGCGTCAACCTTTACGCCGAAAAGGGCGTCCAAAACGAGGTTGTCGGTACGGGCCGCTATTTCATCGGCATTAACGAAAAGCTTTACCAGTTCCCGACCTTCAATCAGCTGAAGAATTACGAAGGCTTTTTCACTTTTCAAACGTCCGATGCAATGGACGTGCGGGCGAATGTGGGCGTCGAATACAACATTGATCCTGCGAAGGTAGCTACAGTTTTCACGACATATCGCAAGGGCATTGAAGAGATTACGGACGTTAACCTCCGTCAGTACATCTCCGACGCCCTCATTAAGAACGCAGTCAGCATGGATATCAACCAGTTAACACAGGGCGGTAAAACCAAGCTTCTCGAAAGCGTCACCTCCGACATTCGCAAGAAACTTGATCCAGTTGGCGTCCGCATCGTGAAGTTGTCTTGGATGACCGACCTTCGCTATCCCGAACAGGTCCGCCAATCCATTAACGCAAAGATTGAAGCTACGCAACGCGCACTCTTGCGCGAAAACGAAGTGGCCCAGTCCAAGGCCGAAGCGGAAAAGGTTCGAGTAGTCGCGCAGGGGGAGGCAGACGCCCGTTTAACCCGCGCACGCGCAGAAGCCGAAGCCATCGCTATCAAGGCTAAAGCCCTTCGAGACAATCCGGGCATTCTCCAACTCAACGCCATCGACAAATGGAACGGCGTTCTGCCCGTCTACATGACTGATGGTGCGGCTGTGCCGTTTGTTCCTGTGAAGTAACACTCAACAACGGGGGAGGCTATCCCGATGACCAAACCAACACTCCCGACGATCCTTTTTCGCCACCTGTGGCCTAGGCTGCAGGCGGGCGACAGGAAATTCACTATCTCAGATACGAGCCTCGAATTCGGCGTTACGGCATACACGCTTTCAAAAGCCGTGCGCCGCTTCAATGAGACGGGCCACGCGCTCAACTTTCCGGGCATGCGCTTTCACGCGAAAGTGATTGATGCGTACAAGCTCGAAATCTCTGCCGAACAAATTTTGGACAAACGTCCTGAGGAACTTTTCCAATGAAAATCAAGATTAAGAAACTCAACCCTAACGCGAAGACGCCCAAGCGCGGGACAAAGCACGCAGCAGGCTTCGACCTTTACACCGCTGAAGAGTTCGACGTGACGATCTTCGAAGAGCAGACAGTTCGCATTCAGACGGGCCTCGCCTTTGAAATCCCTGAAGGCTATGTTGGCGTCGTGTACAGCCGCTCCAGCACCGCCCTCCAGGGCCTCATCATCACGCCTTTACTTGTGGATGCCGACTACCGCGGGCCCGTCTACATCACGGTGAAGAATGCATCGGGCAGGCCGTACATCGTCCACAACGGAGACCGCCTTGCTCAAATGCGCATCGAGGAACTCGTCCCGACAGAGTTCGAGTGGACTGACGAGCTGAGCGAGACGGAGCGCGGCACGAGCGGCTACGGCTCCACTGGACGGTAAACTATGACGTATGAATTCCGAGCGCAGTGGTCGCGCTTTCCCGACCATAAGCCGCCTTGCCGTGGGCTCTACCTAATCACCAGACGAGGGTTTGAGATCAAGGTTAACGAAGGCGTCAACATCAAACTCAATCGAATATTCGCGAACCCAACGACGGACCGGGCTTACTACATCGAAGAATCCGCCAAGTGGATGGACACGCGATCCGGTCGAAAGTATGACGACGTAATTGCATGGATGCCCATGCCGAAGCCGTGCGAAGAAGGAGACTGACATGGATGCAAAGAAACTCTCTGAGGCTAGCGACAGAGTCTATGCCGACGCGTATGGCGCGATCTTTCGAAAGCTAACCGACGCGCCGCTATCCGACAAGGATCAGCAGGTACTGAAGCAGGTGCTTATCTTTCTTGCGGGCTTACTGGCGGTCCCGTCTGTTTTCCGTGCCTCCATCGACTTCCTTTCTGAGGCATTGCAAGCTGCGCAATCCCATACGGACATCGCAGAGTGCGACGCAATAGTTGAGGTTCTAAGAGCCGCCACGGATGCGGGATTTGATGCCTACAAGCAGGGCTACACAAGCGCCGAAGACCAAGGGGTAAACAATGAGGCCGCGAACTAGATTCATAGGCGCAAGGGTCGACCAAATCTTTCCGATCCTAGGTAAAGAAGGTCCCTGTCGCATGTCGTACCTCTACAAGCGAGTGGGCGCAGCTCCAAGAGATAGTTCCGTCAAAGCCTCGATAAGAAAGATGGTGCTTGCGGGAATCCTGTACATGACAAACGACACGGACCCGATTGTCGTCCTTGCGCAACCCAAGTACAAAGAGACTGCAGACGCCGCTGCGCGGTACTGGAAGTACCTCCACGACACGAACCCTCCAAGAAAGCCGCAACGAGCGGCAAAGCCGAAACTGGAACAGGATCAGACGCACAACAACTGCACAATGACCGACCAGATCATTGCGGCAATGGCAGAGCAAGGATCGCAGTAATGCAATACAGACTAAAAGACCATGAGCTTCAGCGGAAGCTCGACGAGATCAGTGACGGAGATTTCTCCGCTCGGCTGCACAAGGAGCGCGAGCTCATAAAAGACAGTTTCCAAAATGAACCGCGACTGCACGTTCTCTGGTTCGGGGAGGGCTCGCAGTTCTCCGCCGCGCTGTACGCCGACATGCTCGAAGAAGTGCGCGAGTACGACCCGCACAAGTGGAACGAGTACCCGGAGGTGACGCCGCCGGAAAGCGTATGGATGCGGTGCGAGACCGACGTAAATGCAATAGAGCACAAGATTCGACACGTTGCGAAGTTTGATGGGCGTGAGTGGCGTGACTACCTGTCGAAACAAGTCGTAGTTCACCGATTCCGCCCGTGGGACAACCCGAAGGACGAGGAATGAAGAACGAAAAAGCGCATCGACGCCGTGCGCTCTTCGCGTTGGAAGCCATCGAGGTATGCGCCACGTCGTGTCGAAAGGGTTGTAAGGGTCGAACCCCTCCGACCATGGAGGAGATCGACGAAGCCATTCAAAGGCTGTCCTATTGCGTCGGAATGCTGAAGGACTATCGCTCGATACGCATCCAACTGGAAAAGGAGGGCAAAGAATGACAATCAAAAAAGGCCCTCCACCGCCACCGCCGAAACCGACTAAAGTACCGCATTATGAGCCGATACGTTGCTTTCACTACCCAAAGAAGTCGTTTTCGGAGATTTTGACGAAAAACTTTATTTTCGTCGTGAAAATGATGGCGTTTTTCGTATCGGTTGCTTGCGTGACTTTTGCGTCGTCGTTAATCGATGATTGCGTAGAGAGCGTATACGCAAAAATTGCTATTTGCGTTATTTTTGCGGCAGTCATAGTGACTTTAATCCTTACTGCTATTGAGGTTGCAGACCAATGAACGAAACCCTGCAAGACAAATTCAAGCGCATCAAAGAACTGGCCGAAAGCGGGATGTATGAGCGCGATCCCGACGCCCAGTGGACCGACGCCGACTTAATCCTAAGCCTTGCGAAAGGTCTGCTGCGCCGTCTCGACGAGGAGAAAGCGAGGAGAAAATGGAAATAACCCCTTGGACGATCTACCTGATTGAGGTGGTCGGAGCCGTCGGCGAACTCGCGAAGATCATCGCTGTCGTGCTGATGATCTATTCCGCGTTTCTCATATTTGCGACGGTTATCGCCACAGACGGCTACATGCCAAAGATTCGAGAGGTTGCGCAGGGAACGAAAAAGCTGCTGATTGTCTCCGCAATCTGCGCGTTCGTTTCGATTCTTGCGCCCAGTCGAACGACGTTGGCGGCAATGTACGTCATCCCGATGATTGCCAACTCAGAAGTAGTACAACAGCTACCGAAAGAACTGGTTGCGCTTGCGAAGGTATATCTGCAAAAACTCGAAAAGGAAGGAGAGAAGTAATGGCCGTGAACAAAGCCATACTCATCAATGACCTGCGGCGCGAACTTCGATGGGCGTACAAAGATCAGTCTGTCGATAACCTTGACCGCCTTATGAGAGCAACGGATGAACACGCATTCGATGATGATGCGGCGGCTGTGGCAGAGGCCACCGAAACTTACATCCACTTTCTTAAAGCCGTTCAGAGGCAAGCAAATGCAGATACAACGATACGCATCAAGTCGTCTGCGCACAGACTGATGAACGCTATTCGCAATTGGGAGAGCACAAAATGAGCGTGACAGTGGAAATCGGCACTGAGGCACAAGGCATCATTGCCACAATGACCGGATTGCCGTGGTTCAAAGAGTACGATGACGACATTGAGGCATGCGAATTCGACATGTCCGAACGCATAGCAGTTCGACGAGAAGGCGACGTTGTAAGCGTCCTTTGCGAAACCGATTTCGGTGCGGTCGACTTCCTAGACCCGTGCGCCTACAACCTCTTTCTCAAGGTGCTGCAGCAGGCGAAGGACGACGCGGAAAAGATCAAGAGCGCAATCAACGCCTACTCGACCAGTCAAATCTCGGAACTGAAGTGCAACATCAAAGGCCACGAGCACTGCATCAGTTACATGTTTGCGATGCTGCCGGGCGTGCGCTACTACGTCGTTTTTGAACTCAACGCCGCGTTCAAAAAAGCCCTCATTTTTGAGGGCGATTTTTTGTACGGCCGAGGCAATCTGCTCTTTGCGCGAGTGCTTGACGAGGATTCGGAGACGAGCGAGAAGGCGGCGGAAGGCTTGCTGAAGGCCTTCCTGCTTGCAAAGAAAAACGGAGAGACCTTTTTGGACAGTAAGGCTCCCCCCGTCTGTTGAAGAGCTTCCTCGACTCAAAGACGAAAAACTCGGTCGCCAACTGGACGCCTGCATCAAGCTTGACACCGCAAGCGATGCAGGCGTCTTGCATTTGGGCGAACTGCTCGACCGAAATGCGGAAGAGCAGGACGGCAACGGCAAGCGCTACATAGACGTGCCGTTCGGCGAGTTCACGTCGGATGGGAAAGGTGGTATGGACTACTCCTTCCGTCTTCTGATTTTGAAGAATCAGATTGAACGGACGGGCGGCAAAAAGAACTGCAGCTGACGCCATTCGCTGTAAGTCGAGGTTTTCAAATGGACTGGTTTCTTTGGATTCTTGCATTGCTTGCCCTATACCCATTGTTGTTTCCCGACGATTACGGACTTTAACGCAATCCCCCGCAGCACCATGCCACGGGGGATTGTTTATGGACTTTCAAAATGACCGAACACGACAAAATCAACCACCCCGCGCACTACACGCGCATGAGCCTCACCATTGAGCCGATTGACCTCTGCGAACTCTTGCCCTTCTGCCTCGGGAACGCCTGCAAATACATCATGCGCGCGGGCTTCAAGGAAGGAGAGAGTGCGACGGATGACTACAGAAAGGCGGCCTGGTACCTTGGCCGCGCACTGAAGGAAGCCAACGACGACGCCGATGTGCTTTTCGCAAGTCCAGTGGCGACGCTCATGGCAAAGAAGTTCGCCGACAAGTGCCCGCTACTGAGGGACCTTTTCGACTTTGATGAGGGCGGCATTACTGGCTTCTCTGCAACACATACGCGTTACCTTCTCGATAGAAAGTGCGACGACACGGGAGACGCAGACTAATGCCAGCGAAAGAGGTACTGACGTTTGACGTGGCGGACTACACCGATCCGCCCACGGCGCACAGTGATTTCGGAACGATTTTCTGCTGCGCCTTTCGGGACTCGCTCCCGCCAGCCTCTGTCTGTGACTCCCTTGAGAATCGCCTGTCGCTCATGCCGTCTCAGGACATCTACGTCCTGATTACGATGCTTGACGGGCACTTGAGAGACATCCGCTCTCGTGGCGCGGAGGAATGGTCCGCTCGATCCCGCTGGGAGGCTTTTCGCAGACGGGTTATCGGCGAGCTTGCAACCCGCCGCCGTAGAACGCGCGTGCGCCTGAAGGCGGAGGCGCGCAAGCGCATAGCGCATCAACTGGGCGTCCCAATCGAGGCAATCATGCGCGCCGAAGCGGAATGCGACGGTTTGCGCTATCGAATGCCTATGGCGTCAGGGCAGGCAGATCAGGAAGTCTACTGTCTCATCATTCGACGGGACCGATACACGCGTGATGAGCGGGTAGTGCCCTGCTCCGACTTTTGCAAACCATGAGCGCACGCCGCCCGCCCGTGACGTTGCTACTGCCCGAGGGATTCAGTAAGGGGCGGCCCGTTGACCCGGGCTCCTACCTGCTGCTAGTGCGCAATCAAAACCACGGGTTCCGCCTGTTAGTTGTGGAAATTGCGAAACATTCTGCCGCCGCCTGGGCGTCCATCTTCGCGACGTACTGCGACGACACGGGCAGACTGCACGCCTTTCCGCTTACGCGCGAAATCCTCGCCTACAAGAGAATCGGCAGCTTTTCCTTGCGCGATATGGCGGAAGCAACTGAATACATTGATGACTTGAACTATGAAACACATTGACCCCGTAGCAGTGGCGAAGTACGCGCACCTGCCGATAAACCGCGCGTACATATGCGGTTTTGGCGAAAGCGTGGTGCGCAGAGGCTCCCACGTGCATATTGATCTGCCGGACCTGAATCTTTATCCGTGGGAGGTTGCGAGACTCATCAAGGCTATGCGCGAAGCCGAAAAGGACGCGCAAGCCTTTCTCATCGCGGAGCGTTCCCTGCGGCTTGAATGGAAATTGAAGCATGGCAAAACCGAAGAAAAAGCGGGCGAAGAAGTATGACCCGCGCAAGCATCATATCGCCTACCTCGACATACTCGACATCAGTGCCAACAAGGGCTTGAGCGAGGCCGCCGCCCGCCGCATCGAGCTTGACGCGCGCATTCACCTTCAAGCCTTTCGCAGTGCGCCAACGTTTGAAAGCTGGGCGTACATCGTCGGGCTTTTGCTTATGGCGGACCGTCTTTCATACGACGTGGAGGAAGGTCCCGAACTGCGCCGTGACTTCGAGGCAGCATGGAAGCAAATGGACGATGCATGGCGCATTTGGCGCGAACAAAAAATCATCGCGACGGCAAACCTCGATTTCGCGGACGCCCTTCTGGGGGATCTCGTGCAGTTCTTTACGCACTTCACCTACAAGGAAGTCGAGGCCGCGCGAATCTACGTGAGTAATCACCACTTGATGCCCGTGCGCCGCGCACAGGAAAAGGGCTTGAGCGCATGACGCCCAGTACTGCCAGCACAAAACCCCAAAGGGGACGCCTAACCGCGTCCCCTTTTTAACGTCAACTTAACGTCACTTTACATCATGGAATCCATCAATAGCATCAATCTTTTAGGCCACGTCGGCCGCGATCCCGAACTCAAGACCGTCGGAAGCTCCTACCTCTGCACTGTCAATGTCGCCACCTCACGCCGCTTCAAAGACTCTCAGGGCGAAGTGCAGACCAAAACGACGTGGCATCGCTGCGTAGCCTTCGGCAAGCAGGCCGAAACAATCGCCAAATACGTGAAGAAGGGTGATCCGCTCTATATCCGTGGCCGCTATGAATCGCGCGAATACGAGAAGGACGGCGAGAAGCGAACGATTTTTGAAGTCGCCGTCGAAGAATTCAAGTTCATGGGCAACAGGGAAAAGGACGGAGAGGCCGCGCCGCGCACGGAAAGCACCGCCCGCCCTACCGCCGCACCGTCGGCTGCGCCGCAACACGCCGCTACCTCGAACTCTACGCGCCGTGACGCCTACGGGCAGCAGACTTACGCCGCAGACGATTCGGACGTTCCCTTCTAACCCACGCCAGCCAAAAGGAATAGCTCACAATGCACTACTTTGACGAAACCTCTTCCCCGGCACTGCGCCGCGCGCCGCTCCCTAACGCGATCGCAAAGACGCCCACGCGTAAAAGCCCGTCCGAATACCTTGACGACGTAATCAAGATCTGCGGGACGCTTCGCTACGCCGCCGACAAGATCGAGGATTCCGCCCGCGAGGCCGATGAGGCTCGAAAGAAGGGACGCGGCTGGGAACTGAACCCCGCCAAAGGACAGCTGGACACGATTGCCGCCACACTGGACCGCCTGCGCACCATCTTCGCGGAGGCACAGGGATGACAGTAGCCGACCGCAGAGAGTCCGACTACCTCATTAAGGCGCGGTCGGCTCAAAATGCCCGCACTCGACGCATCATGGACTACCTCGAAACCGTCAAAAACCCTGTTCAAAGGTCGGACCTAGCACGCGAGACGGGCATCAACGACATGACGCTCTATATGCACCTTCGCAAGCTCGTGAGCGAGGGAAAGATTTACAGCGTTATGTCGGAAGCACGCAGCATCGTTGGACGAAAAATTTGGTACGCCAAAACGCCCGAAATTCTCGAATCGTGGCGCACGACCTTTTTCAAGCTGCGCCCGCCGCTTGATCCCGTGAAGGCCCACAAGAAAAAGCCCACGTACAACGCGCCTACAGACAACTGGTTTAACTCACTGGTAGCGAGGTAACCGCCCATGACAGACGAAAAACTTTGCGAACTGTTCGACACATTGAGCCAAATCGATGAGGTTTTGACTGGACGAAACGCTCTAACGTCTTACACATTCAGTGCAAGAGAGGACCTTCGATCGAACAGGATTGAGAGCGCAGAATACTCGCTTCTACTGCTTCAGGAAGAACTCAAGGAAGCACTTGCGCACACTCGAAGCGCGCTCAAGATCGTGCGCGCAGTCAAGCGAGAAAATGGGGATGAAAAATGATCAAGATTGGACCATACGAATACGGAACCGTCGAAGATTTGGCAAAGACCTTCGGCCGGACGCCCAAGACCATCTACCGTTGGGTTGCCGAAGGCAAAATCCCGCGCGGCGGGAAGTCACCACGCGGGATGATTTGGCGAATGGACAAATTAGCCAAAGCTCTGAACAAGAATCAGGCTTCAGATAAGGCATACATCCTTTGCGCCGAAAACTTCTAATCCTCCTTCAGCCCCTCCTTATTCGGCGTCGTGTCTGACGATGCGACGCCGCCATTCTCCGCCTTTTCGATTTCGTCGAAAAGAGCGTCTGCATATCTCTGCAACAATCCCCGCCTCTGCTCTAAAAGGTCTGTTCTGAAATAGGCCTGTCTCACCTCATTGCCGGACGTGTGGTCTAGCGATAATTCCACCAACTCGACGGGCTCCCCGTGTTCTGCGCACCAATCAGTAAACGTTGAACGGAATCCGTGAACCGTTGCCGCCTCAATACCCAGCTCTGCGCAGGTTGGCTTAAGGCAATAAAGAAGCGCGGTTTCAGACAAACAATTTGTCGCCTTTCTGCCCCCTCTCAGTCCAGCGAACGTCGACGGCGTGCAGACGTAGGGACCTCTGCGACCTTCAAACCACTTTGCAAAAAGTTTCACAAGCTGCGTCGGAATCGGCACTCGCCTTTCATGCCCGCGCTTGATCTTCATGAATTCGTCAGGTACGGTCCATATCGCGCAGTCAAAATCAATTTCGCCCCAGCTGACGTGTCGAACCTCATTCGTGCGCCTTGCAGTCAAAATGGCAATAATCAACGCCTTCGCGCTTGCGTAGTCGTCCTTCTCAATCAGACGCGCAAGCACTCTAGCCGTATCTTGAAACGACAAGGCCTTATGATGAACTGGCCGTCTCACCTTGTTTCGCGTAGGCAGGAACAGCGAGACATTGTTTTTCCACACAGCCGGATTGTCGTTTCTCAACCCGCGTGCAACTGCAATAGACAGTATCGCCTCTAGCGTGTATCGGATTCTGTCCCCGAGATGCGGACGCTCAAACCAAATATCGCCCACTAGATCCAAAACATCCTGCCGCGTTATGTCGTTAATCGGCGCACGACGAAAAGCCTGTAATACATGCAGCTCCATCAGCCGCTTTCTGGATGCGACGGTGTGCGCCGTCCATTGCCGGGCTGTGGCAATGCTATCCAGTGCCTCAACATAAAACTCACCGAACGTCGGTATTTGTTTGCACTCTTTTCGCCACGAGTATTCGCCTGCCTTGATTTGCGAGCGAAGTTTTTCCGCCGCCGCCTTCGCAACTGGAAGTGTCAGCTGTTTTGCAGGACCGACGGATATGTCACGCCGCCGCCCATCAATCTGAATGCGCAAAAAGTAAGTTGCGCTACCCTCTCGCTTTCTAAAGTACAACCCGTTGCCGATGCAATAGGTCCCATCCTCAAGCGTTGGGATGTCCCTTTGGGTGATTTTCGTTTTCATCCGACCTACCTCAAATGATGACCCTCACTTCTCCCATCATTTCTCCCATCACTGCGATGGGATACAGGTGAGAATATACGAGAACGCATGAAAAGGTTCAAGCCGCCGATATTGTTGTTTTCGCCTGAGCTGTAGAGCGTTACGGCCATACTTGAGAACCAACGGGACTGGGTGAGAATCAAACTATTCTGCCCATTCCGGGCAGACGAGATGGCCAGCATCCTCGTACACGTACTCGGAGCTGCACTTCGGGCAAGGCGGAAGAGAGGTCATGGCGGTGTCCTTGAACTGTTGTTTCTGTTGGGTTTCTGAGTTGCGGGCGCCTGCACGCGGAGCGCAGGCGCGAAAGGAGCGCATTCTAACATGATGCGCATCGAGTTCCGCCGAAAACGGGCGGGTATTTGCAAGACTCAGCCCAGCGCGGCGACATCGGCCGCCATGCGCGC